ATGGCAACATTTAAAGTAGTAGTATTTGACAAACGTTCTGATGGGTTTTATTCAGTTTTCATCCGTATTACTCAAAATCGGAAGAAAACTCATGTAAAGACCGACAAAGTGGTAAACGATAAGGGCGTAGTGAAGGGCACGAAAGAGGTGAAAGATTCTTTCGTGCTGGAGTCATGTATGGCTACCATCAACAAATGGGTAGAAAAGCTAAACAAGGTTGATAGTAAAGACTGGACAGTAATACAGGTAAGAGACTATCTTTTGAAATCAGATCAGGAACTGTGTTTTTCGGACTTTGCTCGGAGTTATATTAATTCATTATACGATGAGCTGCAAGAAGGTTCAATAAGGACTTATGCTAACTCATTACAAAGTTTGGAAAAGTTTGCAGGAAGTCAAAAGATTCTCTTTTCCCAGCTAACTGTTCCTTTTGTAAACTCATGGTTGGATAGTCTTTCTGGCTATCGCTCATGTAAGAGCACCTATCCGATATTTATTAAGAAAATATTCAAGGAGGCTTTGAAACGCTATAATGACTATGATTCAGACCAGATACTGATAAAAAACAACCCTTGGGAAAGAGTCAATATAGCTAAGAAGGATATAGCTAAGAAGAAAGCTATTACCATGGAAGAATGTCGGCAGTTGTTTGGCATTTTTACTGAGAATGGGAATCTGCAATTTACACTAGATGTCTGCAAAATGATATTGTGCCTAGCCGGAATCAATGTAGCAGACTTATATAAAATGCAGAAGACAGATTATTATGATGGCATCTTGCATTATGAGCGTAAGAAAACTAGGACTAAGAGAGCTGACAAAGCATACATAGAAATGAAGGTTCCTGATATGCTGTTGCCAACGATAGAGAAATATCTAGCCCCTAAAGATGATCCCTATCTTTTTACATTTCATAATAAGTATGCCAGTTCTCACTCTATGGACACGAACCTGGACTTCTTCTTGCGTAAGATATGCAAGGAACACTTGAATATGGAAGAGGGTTACTATAGCCCTTATACTTTTCGCCATACTTGGGCTACCATAGCGCAGAATGATCTGGGAGCCAGCTATGAAGAGATAGGCTTTGCTCTGAACCATATAAGTACCCACAAGATTACCATGGGCTATGTGAAACCTGATTTCTCCAGAGCATGGGAATTAAATGAGAAGGTAGTGGAGAAGATATTTTTCACTAATGACAAGAGCAAACGCCTGGAGGAGCATCATCTGCCTGTATTTGATAAGGTAGAGGAAACATTTGAGTTGTCTGCTGATGCTTACTTCATGGGTGAAGTTGTGGCTCATGTGGATGGCAAGGGCTACAAGAACACAGATGAGATAATAGAGCAGCTTATGGCCAGCATAAATGATACGGTGCCTACAAACTGCACGATACAGATCAAGGTGAAGAATATCACCAAGGACCAGACGAAGTACTTTGAACGAGTCAGAGACATAAAATAGCTATTTTGTGTTAATACAGATTAAAATTGACCCAATATAAGTTAAAATAGAGCATTTTTGCTCGATAACCAAGTCAAGGGTAGTCTTCTCTAAAGTTGAAGAAAATTTAGAGAGGGCTACCCATTTTTTATAATTAGCCATTATTAACAATTTTGAGATTTTTGATGTTGATAGTGGTTTCTTGTTTCTCAAATTTCTCTTCCAACTGCATGAAAGATTCCTCCACAGATAAGTTTCTGGATTCATCATTATTGAAAGATACAGACTGGAGTTTTGGAGCCACGTATGGAAGGAACTTTGCCACCATCGCCAGACGTCCGGCAGGCTCTTCAATTTGCATGAGATCTGTGAAGAGGGAATACTTCTTTTCATTGATGCCATTGATGTAGCCAGTAAGAGCATCACGGAGGCTTTCACGCACACTTTTGGTAACCTTATTAGGTGTGCCAGCCTTACGTCCGCCAGTCTTCTTCCTCTTTGGCTTCGGCTCATTATTATTGTCTTGTTTTACTGCCATATTCTATTGATTTTTAATGTTTACTGATAGTTTTCGGGTGCAAATATAGGAAAAAATTACGAAACTTGGTGTTCAAGTTGCGGAACTTATCACAGATAGGTAAGAAAAACGCATTACTTTTGAACAGTTTAAACATTAAAATTCGAATTTTATGGGAATTATTGGAAGTATTGCTGGTGGACTGACCTCTGCTGTAGGTGGTGCTCTAGCAGCTAAAGCAAGAAACAAGGGATATAATGATTATATCAACATGTTTCAAGATCGTATGCAACAGGTGAAGGATCATCGTGACAACTTGTATTATCAGGATCCTACTCAGTCAGCGGAGAATCAGGTAGCCGTGACCAATGCCCAGAAGGTATTGGATAATGCTACAGCAACCGCAAAGAACACCAATATTGTTAGTGGTGGATCTGATGAAGCGATTGCGCTGAGTAAGCAGGCTGCCCAGGAGCAGGTGGGTAAGATGATGCAAGAGGCTGCTGTGCAAGGTGCTCAAAACAAAGAAAATGTGTGGACTACTGCTGATTCGCAGATAGACCAGATGACTAACTACATCGCCACTGCCAAGAAGGAGAAGGCTCTTTCGACTGCTCAGGGTATCACGGATGCAGCTGGTGGCTTGGCTGGCGCAGCAAGTAAATTGCCAATTTAAGGAAGGAGGTAATTATGGGATTTACATTAGATGATTTAACTCCTAAACGCCCGGCTACTGCCGTTACTCCTGTTACTAATTTCCCTGATGATAATGCGGTGAAGCCGGAGGTTGCAGTATCAGTTCAGACAACTGATACAGAACCGGGAAAGGGTACAGCCATAGATACGACCGGTATTACTAAGAATGGTGGCAAGGAATCTTTTGCCCAGCAGCCAACCGAGGAAGTTACCAAGGTGGAGCATAACCAGGGTATCAAGATTGACTGGAGTAGACCTTATAGCGAGATAGAACAGAATCCTATCTTGCAGCAGATGAAGCCTTATGACATTATGAGGGATTACCAGAAGAATGGTGATGGAAACTGGTCTGCCTTCATGCCTTGGCTTTCTTCACTTGGTGATGCCGATAAAACTGTTGCTGCAAATGCAGCTCTGCAAAAGAAGGCAGAGAATCAAGCCAAATGGGAACAATGGGGAAATCTTTTTATGCATTTGGGTAACTTCTTTGGTACAGTTCAAGGTGCTCCATCGCAAAAAATAGAATCTGCACAGGAACTTACTGATCGCCAACGCAAGATAAGAGAGGCTACTGAGGCTCTTCGTGCCAAGGGATATAACCAGATGATGCTGAATATCTATAAGGACCGTCAAGACAAGCAGGCACAGATGCAGGCAGAGGCTGCTGCAAAGGCAAATGATGCCCTGGCTGCTTATCGTGGTTCACAGAAGAATCAGACGGATTCTCTTACTCCTGTTAAGGTTCAGACGGAGAAAGAGAGAGGTAATGCTGCTGCTGCACAGGCTGCACTCAGTACTTCTAAGAAGGAGACAGAGGATGCTTTGAGAGGTAAGAAGGGAAAATTACTTGATGCTCAAACTAATAATGCCAATGCCGGAGCTGCTGATCATAATGCTAGCGTTAACGTTAAGGGAGCGCAAGTTAGGCATATCAATTCGCAAACAGAGGGACAGAATCAGAGGAATGCCAACCAGAAGGAGGCTGATGATTTCAACACCAGGTATGTGAACGACCCTGTTTTCAAGAAACATGTAAACCAGTGGGCCAAGAATAATGGTATGGCTATCGGTGGTAATGATGGCAGAGGTGGCACTTGGGCGAATGAAAAGAATCGCCAGCAGGCTTCTAGATGGGCTAAGGCTCAGATGAAGTTTGACCGGACTCCTCCTTCTCGTAGAGGTAGGGGTGGTAGCAAGGTCCCTCCTTCACGTAGAGGAGGTAGTAAGGTTCCACCATCAAGGAGAAGAAAGTAACTGATTATTAATCAAAAAAATAAGATAAGGTATGTTTGACGAGCAAGACAGACAATATTTTTATAATGAGTTCAAGAACAATGGCTATGAAGTAGGTAGCTATGATGACTTCAAAAAGGACTTGAACAACGAGGAAGATCGTAACTGGTACTACAATGAGGCCAAGAACATGGGGTATGATGTGGGAACACAGGCAGACTTTGACAAGATGGTGCTGGAGCCAGCTCCATCTACATCTTCAAGTGGTGGTAAGCAGGTAAATGCTTCTGCTACGACTCAGAGTGTAGAGCAGAAGGCTTCTACTGAAACTAAGCCGCAGGTGGCTCAACCAGCAAAGAAGCAGGAAACAACAGACAAGGTTCCTGGTCTTATAGCAAAAGTTTTGGATATGATTCCTACTGGTGTTCAGACGAGCAACGGAACATATCAGCCATCACCAGAGATTCCTCAGCCGGTTGTAAAAGGTGAGGAAATGCCAGTGAAGGAAGAAACTTCTTCTTCATCATCAGCTAATGCGGCTTCTCCTGAATCTAAAGAGGCGGCTCCTGTTACGACCCCAACCGGTGTGGTGAATAATGAGGGGTTGATGGATGCCAAACTTGCCAACTATATTGAGGACTGGAAGCAGAGACCGGATAAGCAGAGTACTTACTTTGAGAATTTGGTTGCCGACTTGTTGGCTGATGGTACTGCCAATAGCAATGAGGAGGCTGTGAATATGGTGATGCCTGCTTTGCACAGATATGCCAACCGTTCTGCCATGGACGTTACCAACCAGGTAGTTTCTTCTTTGCCTAATGATACTGTGCAGGATGCAGAGAAGAGTATTGAAGCGCAATGGTATAGCCATGGCGTGCAGGATAAGTTGAAGCAGGAGGCATATAACATGGGTATCAGCTATGATGACTATGTGGGACTGTTCTTGAAGCAAGCAATGGAACAGAGATAGGTTAACAAGTATGGTCCGAAATATCGTGACATCGCTGAGGGTATTGCTACACGCCTCTATTCGCATGATGAGAATGTACAGGACAGACTGATGAATCAGGACATCAATGATGCTCTTTCTAGTGTTATCAGTAAGTATGTGAATCCATCTGTAGTGGATGAGTACAACAAGGCTCAGGAGGCAGGCAGTAAGGCATTTACGGAGGGAATGGAAGGAAGCCAGTTTATTCCGGCTAATCTTCGCCTAGGTACAGCACTTGGTGCTCAGTATGAGGCAAATGAGGTCAAGGATCCTGCAAAGGTGCTTTCTAGTTTGCAGAAGAAGTTTGGCAGGCTCTACCGGAATCCGGAGTTCCTGAATGATATGAGCAATGCGGCATTTAAGGTGATGCAGCGATATGGCTTGAATGGCACTCAGAGTAGTGATCCTAAGCAGTTCAAGCCGATGATCAATTCTGTTCTTAAGAATGAACTCGACCAGCTAGAGATTAAGGGTATGATGCCTAAGGGTAGTGCTGAGTACATCATGAAGACTGGTTTGGGTAACACTATTGTTGGTAAGATTACTCGCAAGGCTGTTCAGACGGACTACCAGAACTGGCTGGAGGATATTGCCAATCAGCAGTATCAGCCTGGCTTTTGGGAGAACGTGGCTAGTGGTGCGCTAACCTTTGCAGGTGATGCCTGGAGTTATTGGCTGCCGGGAGCCGCAGGTGGCAAGTTGACTAAGAGCATGGTAGCCAAGGCAGAGGGTAAACTGGCTGGTGACCTCATGGCTAAGGGTATGGAGCGCAGGGTGGCTGAGCGAGCTGCCAAGGTACTTATCGGTAAGAGTAAAGCCGCGGCTTTGAAGAGTGGAGCCGCGCATGGTGCTGTTACCTTTGGCGGTCAGTCTGCAATCTCGAAGCCTATTGATGAGATTTATCGTACCGGTCAGTTTGACGAGAATGGCAAGATTTACAATCCTTCCGTGGGTAAGGTTATCGCCAATACTTTGGGCGAGGTGGCTAAACAGAGTGCCGTAGGTGCTATCATGCAGGGTGGAACCATCGCTAACATGGTAGGTAAGGGCAGAGGCTTAGCTACCAATATTCTGGCTGATATTGGTGGTAAGGTTGTGGATTCCGGTATTATGACCGGTCAGCAGTTGTTGGAGCGTATGGCGCACGACCCGAATTTCAAGCCTACCGGTAAGGATGCTGTTGAAACTTTCTTGGAGAGTGGTGCTAATCTTTTGTCTATTGGTTTCCCTGGTTTTGTGGGCAAGTATGCCCGATTCAAGGATGCGAGGGAGTTTAACAAGAAGTTTGACTTCTCTGATCAGGATATTGCCGAGTTGAAGAGATTCGGCTATGATGGTCTTCGTGATGCTTTTGAGAAGGTGGGCATCGGGGAGTATGCTGTGGTTGGTGAAAATGCTCAGCGACTTGATGGGCAGTTAACCCAGAAGTATATGGACCTGATGAACGACAAGAGCGTGCCGGAGGTGTTGAAGGCTAAGATGATGGCAGTTGTAGAAGGCAAACGCCCTTCTTCTTTCTCGCCTATTGTAGATTCCATCATCGTGCAACCGATGGATAATGATGGCAAGGTTTATCTCGAAACCTTAAACAAGAATGGCGGTATTGTTGAGAGAAAGGAGTTTGCTTCTCTTGATGAGGCTCAGAAGGCAGATAAGAAACTGGAGTATGAGAAGACTCTTGGTTTGGCTTCTGTGCTGGAAGGTGAGTTCCACAATGAGTTTACGCAGGAGCATCTTGATGGCTTATACAATAAGGCAGCCCAGAAATACAATATGGGTGAGAAATTGACGGATGAGGATAAGGCAGCGGTTTACCTTCATCAGAATGCTGGTGCCATCAAGGAGATCATGGATAAGCAGCAGAAGGGTATTATCCTTACTGACGAGGAGCAGAAGCAGGTTAACGCCTACCGTCATTATTATGACAGTGCTCTGGAGAATAGTTCTGTGATGAGGGAGTTTGTCAACACGTTTGAGGATTCCCATGGCGTGGCGCGCGGTACACTTCGTAAGGCTTTGGAGTCGAAAGATAAGAAATATGCGCCTTTGGTTGAGTCTTATCTTAAGGAGCTTTACAATTCCATTGAACTGAAACGTGAAATGAAGCAGATAGAGGATGATAAAAAACGTATAGAGCAGGGCGATGTTGATGGCGCAAAAACAGCTACTCCTGTTGAGGGACCTGCTTCTGTTGAGGGTTCTGCTGGTGGTCAGGAGCCTCCTGTTTCAGAGGAACCTGCTCCATATCAAGACCGTACCAACTCCGTACCAACTCCGAGTGATGCAGAAGTTGCTGCAAGCCCTGCAAACTCTGCTGCTGAGGGTGCAGTAAATGAGCCTAAGGTTGCAAGCTCTGATGCTTTTGTTATGGGACAGAATGCCTATAAGAATGGGGATTCTGAGGCTTTGCAGGCTATTGACTATAATAGCGATTTGGCAACAGGACGTTTGAAGCGAGCGTTTGCTGATAACGAGAAGATGCCTGATATTGTAGCCAATGCCTATAGCGAAGGTAAAGATATGGATCTGTTTGTTGCTCAGCGTGCCGGTAGTCTGACACCGGCACAGAAAGAGGCTATCAGTAAGTATGTAGAGGCAATGGATGCCAAGAAGGGTGCTATTGATGCTCTGCAGCATGCTGATGATGGTTATGGTGATGCCCTAAAGGAGCAGCTCTGGCCATACCAGACGGAAGACGGAAACATCGTGCCAGCTACTCTGGATAGCGGAAAACAGGTCTTCCTGAAGAAGGCTAACGAATATGGTGGAGCCTTTGTTGTCGTTCCTGATGAGCAGGGACAGCCTACAATTAAGCAGGTATCTAATGCCGAGATTAAAGAGGTGGGCACTCCTGTTTCTCTTGATGAATACATCGAAAATGAGGTGGCTCAGCAGAAGGATGCAAGAGCGCAGCAGTTTATCAGCCAGTTTGATGGCAGTGGTTTGAAGCCGAATGACCAGGTTACAGTTGCCATGGAGGAGGGTGATGCTAATATCAACATGACCTTTGCCGGATATAGCAAGGACGGAAAGATTGTACTTACTGATGGTAAGGATTATCTTCCTTTGTCTAAAGAAGAGTTTGCAGCATGGCGCAAGAATGCGCTCGACAATACCATTAATCAACATTTGGATGCCGAGGATGCTAAACGCGAGCAGGAAGCAGTTTCTCAGGCTGAGGCTGATATAAAGCAGCGTTATGCCAATGGCATCGTGGGGCTGAGCGAGGGCCAGCCGGACTATTCTTCTAATGATACAGATCCAAATGTGGCGGCTGAGTATCTGCAGGAACAGTTTGGGGAAGACCATGGCAAACTTTTGAATCTGGTTAATGGCAGCCGTGATGACATCAAAACGCAACTTGCCAACAAGAGAAAGGCTGCTATTGAATATCAGAACTGGCTTGATACCAATGCCGATCTTGACCCGGAAAAAGCTAAGAAGGTGGAGGATGAGTTGAGTCTGGTTAATGAGCAGATTGCTGATCTTGATGCTCGTTTCAAGAACTGGAATACTATCCGCAACAGTGTGATGACTCCTGATGAGGTGAAAGCTATGAAGGAGGAGCGCAAGGCTGAGGTAGAGAAGGCTGGTGTTGATGAATCAGCCATTGTGCCATCTGATGATTTTCATGTACTCGTACTTGATGATAAAGAATTGAAGAAGCAATATCCAACTATGGATGAGGCTACCGACTATATTACTTCTCAGCGCAAAGACCTCTATCATACCCAGGAGGATGTGGAGCGCAAGATAAATGGTGTGAATGATATGCTGGATCAGTATATCAATGGTGAAACAGAGCTGGACCCTAGCCAACTTATGGAATTGAATACTACAAAGGCTCAACTGGAGGCTCTACAGACTAATTTGTCGGTTGCAGCAAAGGGTTTGAAAGCACAAGCTAATAAACTCAGCAAACTTTATAAAACAGAAGTTAGCCAGCAGGAAATGGAGGAACTGGGTATGACTCCTTCCGAGCAGCGTAAGGCATTGGTGACTGATGCGCTGAAGAAGAACGATATGAAAGCTATCCATGAAATATATAAGGATGCTTCCGTTGATGTGATGGACTTAACTCCTCAGACTCTCGAAGAGGCTGTGTCAGAGTCTTTGCTTCCTCATAGCTTGAATCCAGAATCTCTTCAATATGAGTTGGGCAAGAGTAATTTTAAGTTTGGTATTGGCAAGCGGTATGATTCTAATAAGTTCAATTATCTTATTGCCAAAAAAGGAACCGGTATGTCGGTTAACGAATTTGCCGTGAGAGTATATAATGACCTTCCTGTAAACTTGCTGGATATGGGATATTCCGATCAAGATGTTCGTAATGCCCTTCTTGATATGTTTAAATCTTATGATAGTGTGAAGGAAATGAGAAATGTGGCTCTGATGAACCGCATAGCTGCTGCAGAAGATGAACTTTCAAGCGAGGAAGAGTATTACGAAGCACAAAAAGAGCGAGAAATTATCGAAAGACAGGCAGAAATTGAGAATTATAAATCGTATATTCACGAAAAAGAGTTATCTTTGCCGTCTGAAAGCGAACTAGATCACATCAATGGACTTGAATTTGACCGTATGATGGAGATTGAGGATCGTGAACGAGAGTACAAACAATATGTTAAATCAATTTTACCAGAATTAGCTGATTATGATGACAGAAGCAATGAAGAAGGATATGGAGGAGGCAGTAGCCTGGGTAGCGACTCTTCACGGAGAGGAGTTGATGAAGGAAATAGCCAAGGCGAAGAAGTTGGTAACGGAGAAGCATCTTCTGAGTCCGAGATTGGAGAAGGCTCTGATAGCGGACGCAAAGGGCGACAAGAGACTGGCAGCATGGAACCTAGCGAAGGCTCAGCTGTTCGAGGCTCACATCTACCGCAAGAAGCATCCTTCGGAGAACGTTTAAAGAGTGCCATTGCCGAAACTGAGACCGAACCTACTGAGGCTCAGAAGAAGGCTGGCAATTACAAAAAGGGTCATTTGTCCTTTGGTGGCTACGATTATACCGTTGAAACACCAAAGGGCGTGACTCGCAGCGGTAAGGACGAGCAGGGCAAGCCTTGGAGCGTGACCATGCATGATACTTACGGCTATATTCTTGGTAAGATAGGCGTGGATGGTGACCATATTGATATGTTCATCAATGATGCTGCAGACCTTGATACTTTTGATGGTAACGTTTATGTTGTTGACCAGGTGAACCCAGAGACTGGTGAGTTTGACGAGCATAAGGTGATGTATGGCTATCCTTCTGAGGAGGCTGCTACAGAGGCTTATCTTGCCAACTACTCCAAGGGCTGGAAGGGACTTGGTAAGGTTACTTCTGTGCCTAAGGCTACCTTTGACAAGTGGCTGGAGTCTTCTGACCGCAAGACTAAGCCTTTTGCAGAGTATGCTATGGTACAGAAGGAACAGGCGAAAACTAATAGTGATTTCATTGCCCAGATGGAATATGATTACGAAAATGATATTCACCCATCTGAGGAGGATAAGCCTAAGATGCAAAAGTTTGTTGAACGTTTGCTTAATTTCCATTCCGATAAGGAGGACAAAATAGATTCGGGCTATACAATCTTATCTTCTAATATTCAAGGTGATAAGCTATATCCTAATGAAAAGAAATGGTTTGGTACAGGAAAATATCGTAAAGGCGTATCTTGGGTAGATAAGCAGAATAGCTGTGCTTATGAAGTCAATCCTAGATTTAATAAGCGTGGTTATCTTTCTGCTGTTGGGGTCCATAAGATAGTTCCTTTAATGAAATTTGATCGCGATGTGAAGGAGGTGAAGCCATCTGAAATGACAGAGGCGCAGAAGGTGGCTTATGATGCTGTATCTACTATGCTTAAGAAGGCTGGCATCCCTGTGAAGGTTGTTAGCAATGAGGATATGGAGAAGGTGGCTGAGGCGCAGGATAACCTGGCAGTAGAAATGCTTTTGAATGATCCTCGTCTTCGCTTCTATATCAAGACTCCTGAGCAGAAGGAGGCGGCCAAGGCTGCTTATGACTGGGCTGCAAAGAACAGACCGGACAAATTTAAGCAGTATGCCATCGTCAATATGGATAATCCGAACGAACCTCCTCAGTACTTTGAGAAGAAGGACTTAGCTGAAAAATGGCGCAAGTACTATACCAATGCCTGGAAGATTGGAAACTACAAGGCGTTTAATCTGAATAAGCCTTTTGAGGAACAGATCAAGGACGTAAAGGGTGATGTTCCTAGTGAGTTTGACCCTTATAAGGCAGAATCTCTGCTCAATAAGAGAATCGAGTTAGAGAAGCAGATTAAGGAAACCGAGGATTCCTATAATGCTAAGAAGAAAGAGCGCGCAGAGTATCAAAATCAGTTAATGCAGGACTATATGGATCAGCATGGATTATCTTCTGAGAACGATATTCCAGATGATGTTTGGACTGACTACAGGGATAAATCCTTTGAAAAGTATCAAGATACACTTGATAACTTGTTCCATAAGTATGTTGAGTTAGATAATCAGTTGAAGGCTGTAGCTGAGCCTGGAGTGCAGTATTTGAAGGGCAAGGGTGTAGTTTACGGCTACACTGATGGCAAGGAGATTGTGCTGAACCAGGAGTATCTGAATCCTAATACTCCTATCCATGAGTACCAGCATCTTTGGCGTACTGCTGCTAAGGAAATGAATCCGGAACTTATAGAGCATGGTGATAAACTCATCATGCAGACCCAGCTATTTGCTGATTTGAAGCAGGATCCTAACTATAATCATCTGACAGATGAGCAGATTTGCGATGAGGCTTTTGCTCGTTTGACCGGTGAGGACGGAGCTGCCATCCTGGAACAGATGGCTAAGGATGCTATCAAGGAGAATCCGCTTGATACAGCAAAGGAGCTGAGTGTTATCAATAAGTTGAAGGAGTGGTTGAAGAAGTTCTGGTATTGGACTCTTGATACATTTACGAAGTGGAAGCCTGAGGACATTAAGAGAATGACCTTGGAGGATATTCGTAATCTTGTGTTGAGAGACTTGGTGAATGGGGTGGACCCACGTACTAAAATTCATGAGGCAGAGAATGCTGATGACATTAAGTTTATGGGGTCTACTACCAAGAAACGTATGAAGGACATTTCTACACAACTAGAAGGTAGAGAACTTGATGAAGCTCAACAGGCAGTTGCTGATGTTTATTCTGGGAAAAAGGATAATGTATCATTGACTGTGGAGCGTGAAGATGGAAGCAATAAAATCATCATGCGCCAAGGAAATGATAATCATGCAGGAACAAAGCATAGCGTATTCCGTCATTATGGTGTAAAAGCTAATTCTTTAAATGTTGATGATTTGTTGCTGATTCCTACAGTATTAAAAGAAGGTGAACGCAAAGTAAGCGATAATGGCAGAGTTGCCTATGTTTATGTAGATCCAACTTCACAAGTAAAATATACTGTAGTAACAGAACCAAAGAATAACAAGGAATATTTTAATGATTTCTATTCAAATAAAAAAGCAAATCCATCAGAGACGTCTAGGGTAGTTGAAAACTCCACAAACACTCCCGAAGGAGCACATAACAATGATGGAAATGCTTTTATGCGTGCAAAGGTAAATAATAATTCTGAAACCGCCAAGGGAAATGATGGAAATTTATCAGTGGAGGATAAAATAAAGGCTGTATCTCAGCAATTTGGTGTAGATGAGGCAGATGTGGCGATGTACGCCAATGCTATTAAGAAAGGTTCTACTGCTGAGGCTGCACGTGCAAGAGCCAATATCAAACGCCATTTGTTGCAGGCAAATGAAGATAAGATTTCCTCTTTCAAGGAGCTTCTTAAGTACACCGTGCCTGTAAATGAAGCCTTGAAGGAGAACTTTGGTGACGTTGATGCCATGATAGAGGAACGCAAGCAGCAGATGGAGGCGCAGCGTAACGCCATGGAAGCCGCTAGAAAGAGAGCAGAGGAAGAGGAAGCCAAGCGACAAAAGCACTTGGAGGAACTTTCTGTGATTCCTGATGATCAACTTGACAAGCAGTATATGGATGCTCTTGCCAAGGGTGATGATGCTACTGCAAGGGAAATGCTTGATGAAGCTGCCAGACGCAAGGGCTATGATGATACCGAAAGCGCATACCAGGGTGTAGGTGCATGGGCTGCACCGGGAAACCCTGGATATGAAAGCGACAAGGCGAGACGTGACGATTGGGAATCCAGTGGCTCGGATGTGAACCTGGAGGATATTGCCTTGGGCTATACTCCTCAGCCGGATGATTACTTCTCTCATCCTGAGCGTTATTCTCAGAACACTTCTCATGGATTGGAATCTGTGAAAGCTATCAATACGGCTATTGATGCTATTAAGAATGGCGAGAAGGATGTTAAGGTGAAGGTTTATCGTGCCGTTCCTACTTCCGTGAAGGAAGGTAAGTTACGTAATGGTGACTGGGTTACTCCTTCTAAGAAATATGCCGAAATGCACGGAACAAACCGTTTGGAAGGCAAATATCGTATCATTGAAGACGAAGTTCCGGCTACTCAACTGTGGTGGGATGGTAATGACGCAAACGAGTTTGGCTTTGATGATGGTAAGGCGTATAAATACAAGAATGCCAAGAATAATAGAAAGTTGAACGACCTTGTTACCTATGATGATAATGGTGACGTTATTCCTCCTTCTAAGCGTTTCAATTCTCGCAAGCAGGATGTTCGTTTCCATCGAGTGACTGAGCCGGAGGAACTGGAGAGGCTGAATAAGGAGAAGACTTTCAGAATGTATAGCGGAATGCAGGAGGTGGATGGTAAACTCTACTCGCCTATGGCTGCCATTATTGACGGAAAGCGTACTGATGCTACAGAGATTGGTGCCTGGATGGGGGCTGATGAGAGACCTGATCTTGTGAAGGGTGGAAAGTTCCAACTTGTGAAGACCGACAAGAACCCTGGGGCAGGAGAAGGACCAGTGCGTGCTGCCTACAATCCTTATATGCATACTTCCACTTCGATGATGAACGACCAGTTTACCGGGGCTTATGCCAGAGGTAATATCAAGGTTGTAGAATGGGAGATTCCGGAGAGCGAGAAGACAAGCGGCTACCATGCTGAGGGTGCAAAGGATGCTGTTGGACTTGTTCCTTGGCATTCTGGTTCCGTTAATGGTTTATTGCCGAAGGATAGACAGAGGTCGGTGATGTTGTCTCGCTGGAGAAAGGCGGTTAGAGTAGTTCCTGATTCTGAGGTAGCTGAGAGTATTGCTGAGCAGCTGGAGGGTACAGGGCTGGCTATTCCTTGGAACGTGGTTACTCCTAACCAGGTGAGGGAGTTGGTTAAACTGGGTGTGCCTATTACTACCGTTGAGTCTGGACAGCAGGCTCCTGAGACTAAGGAGAAGTTTATGGCTCAGATGGAGGAGTTGAAGAAGGAGTTTCCGCAGGCTCAGTTCGTTGACGTGAAAATGACCAAAGAGGCTTTCAAGGAATGGGGCGGTAAGGGTATTGTGAAATCTCCTATCTTGGAACAGAAGTTGAAGAAGCACCCTGATTCTCTGATGAAGGCTGGAACCTACTTTAGCGGTGGTGGTCTGGTAGAGGAAGGCTTGAAGGGAATTATCGACCCAGTTGTGGCCGTGGAATATGACCGGAAGATAAGTGGCGTGTATCGCAACAACTTCGGACAGCATATTGTTACGGCTGACGTGAGAGACGTGGACCCTAAGGAACTGGTGAAGCATATTGATGGCGAGGGGGAGTATTTCCATGCTTCGCCTGTATGCAAGAACTATTCGCAGGCCAAAAGTAATAGTGGAGAGGTGGAGCTTGATAAGGAGACTGCCAAGAGTACTGCCGACTTCATTGATGCTGTGAAACCGCGAGTGGTGACCATCGAGAACGTGAAGGGTTACAAGGACTCTGAGGCGATGAATATTATCACCAAGGCACTTGACAAGAATGGCTATACATGGGATTCTGATGTGTATAATGCCGCAGACTATGGTGGCTATACCAACAGAGAACGACTGATAGTTAGAGCCGTGAAGGATGGAGAACTACCTGAAAAGCCAAAGAAGCAGCCACGTAAGGGTGGATGGCTAGAGGCTGTGGAGGATATTCTTCCTACCCTGACGGTGAAGGAAAGCGGTGTGGCTCCATGGATGGATGCCAGACTGAAGGCTGACGGAATCGACTGGCAGAAGGTAAAGAAGCCTCTTTACGTGATGGGCAGTGCCTATGCCGATGGCAAGATTCCTCATGCTTATGGTGATGAGATTTTGCCTACGCTGAGAACCAAGAGCGGTGATGTGATCATCATGCCGGGTGGAAAGGTATTGCGTGCAGATGGCAGGGTATTGGCTAGGATTACCGGACTGGGCGATGACTATAAATTGCCTAAGACGGAATCTTTGGCCCACACCATCATTGGCAATGGTATTCCGGTGCAGTTGACTCAGGGCGTGATTGCTCCTCTGCTGAATAAGGATGACTTATCCGGTAGAAATGTACTGGCACGACTTGGCAGCTCTATCTTCAAGAACAACTGGGATGCAGACAAGCAGAAACAAGTGAGCGACCGGGTAGTGAACACTGCCAACAAACTGGGTGGTGCTGAGGCTACAGTTTACACTTCTGTGGATGAGGTTCCAGATGCTTATCTGAGTGATGTGAAGAATGGGGCTACCGGATGGTATGACCCTACTACGCATACTGTTCATGTTTATCTGCCTAACTGTGCTGATGCCAACGAGGCTGAGAGAACAGTGCTGCATGAAAAGATAGGCCATGAGGGTATGGAAGTACTTCTTGATGGCGAAGATGGCGTGAGAAAGTTCGCCAACTTCGTTTATCGTTCCGTAGGTAAGGATGTTCGAGGCAAGATTATTGACTTTGCCAACAAATATGATCCGGACTGGAAGAACCCTGATCGCATGAATGTTGGAACGCAGGAGTATATCGCTCATTTGGCTGAGGAGGGTCCTAAGACTGCTGAGGATTTTTCTCTTTGGACCAAGATTAAGCATTATCTTATCAAGTTGCTGAAGAAGCTGGGTGTTCGTGTGCCGGGACTTCTCAATGACAAGGATTTGAGATACTACCTGATGAAGGCTGGAAAGGCTCTCCATGTTTGGGACAATATGCCTCAGGAGAAGCAGGAAGCCATGATGAAGCAGGCTAGCAATGCTGAAATCAAAGATGCGCTATCTGATGGTGCTGGTAAGGGTAAACCACGCCAGAAGAAGGGTGAAAGCACCATTCAGTATATGAAGCGAGTGCAGGAGTGGCGCAAGTGGCAGAATGCGCGCGAGGATAAAGAGAACCCAGAGCCTCCAATGTTCTACGACATTGATAAGGATGAGGCTGGCAAGAAGGAATGGGCACAGCTCAATAAAGACTGGCGTGAACGCCACCACCTTGTTGGCGAGGAACCTACTGGTATGCCTATCCGAATGGAAAATGAAGAGGATGATGCCTACATGAATCGTATTCATGAATATGAGAAATGGCAGGCAGCCATGAAGGACCAGGAAGACCCTTTGCCAGATATGTTTGCCTTCGAAAGGAAGAAGCAGGAGGAAGTGAAACGCAAGTATGAGGACTGGCTGGCCAAACATGATCTGCTGGAGCAGCAGCAAGCCGATCTGGACTTGTATGAGGGTAAGATTTACCCAGCAGAGACCAATCCAAAGGCTGATGCACTGGAACAGCAAGTGATGCAGGATTTGGCAGAAGTGACCAGTACTGACGTGAGCAAGGAAGGTGCTGCAAAGACCGTTAAACATGCCGTTATCCATCGTAGAAAGAACATGGAAGAGGCGAGTGCAGATGATGCCATCTATATCAATGATGTGAAGAATAGAATCGAGAAGATGGCTGATAGCGGTGTTTTTGACAAGTTGCTATCTGATTACAAGGGAAAGAAAAACAGGGCAGAAAAACTTGCCGAGACTATACCTTATATAATAGAGGCTCCTAGACGTTTGCGTGACATGGCGCACAATCTGAATGCCACTGGTGTTTTTGATAAGGGACATATCCATATTCAGCCAGCTGATGTTGAGGCCATCCAGCCATACGTGACAGACTTGATTACCGAGACAGCAAAGAAGCATACAGAGATTAAAAAAGGCAAGGAGATAGAGGTATACGATGATCCTAAGGCTGTGAGCGAGGTGGCAAGCAAGATGGCACAGGCTATCAATGCCAATCACCAGGGCGAAGAAGGTTTTGTTCCATGTGATGGAACGGACATCCTCAGTAAACATGTTTTGAAACTCGTAAAAGAGAGGGTTGTGCCTGGACGTATCAATTATAAGGAACTTTCTCCTGAAATGCAGGCTGCCATTGATTCCATCCGAGACTGGTATAACTATACCTACGACTGGTTGATGGATAATCATACTTTGAAAGCGGGCACTGGTTATAATGTTGACTACGTAAATCATATTTGGGATAAAGAGAAATCTGATCCTGAGGCGTATGCTACCTTTGTGGAGAATAGGCAGCGCACCAAGAGTCCGAATGAGAAGCCGAGAACCATCAGCACATTAATGGAAGGTATTTATGCCGGACTTGTGCCAAAGACTACCGACATCACGAAAATGATGGCCTACTACAGCAGAAGTAATATTGAGGCTTGGGCTAACAAGACCATGTTGCAGGAGTTGACCGGACTGAACGTGATAGAGCGGAATGAAAAAGGAGAGGTAATTTCTACTGATCCACTACTTTCTTCTTCTACTCCATTCAATTTGGAGCAATATAAGTACTTCGAGATTCCGGGCGTAGGCCCTGTATGGGTATATAATGTATCTCCAAAGCAAGTGAAGGTGAAGAATCCTATCACAGACAACGAAAAGGTGATCTATAGTGAGGCTAGTGCCGGTGACAGATTTGGTGTAGTGTTTGATACCTATCAGTCATCCCCATTCTGGAAAACCTTTGATACGCTAGCTTCTAGTGCCAAGAAACTGGAGCTGGGCTTTAGCGGTTTCCATGCCGGAGCCTTGACCGAGGTCTATATGGTGCAGAATATGGTGGAGTTTGGTCCTAAGAAGGCCATGGCCAACTTTATGAAGTATATCTTTGCAGATACAGCCAAGAACCATGAACTTCCTTGCTTCGCCAATCCTGAGGATTTCCAAGAGGCTGCTAGCCATCTGGTGAAGTTCGGAGCGACCAACGACTATGCCGCTGCAGATGTGCAGAACATGTTCGACAATATGCGCGATGCGATGATAAAGGTGCAGGAGAAACTGAGGGACGGAAATGGAATTTCCGGAACGGTGGCTGTGGCTACTATGCCTTTGAAGGTGGTGACGCAGATGCTTTCGCTCATCAATAAGGGCATGGATGTAGCTTTGTGGGATTTCCTTCATGACGGACTGAAACTTGCTACCTATCGTATGAGGGCAGACAATACCAAGGAGCGAGCCAAGAAGAAGGGATGGACTGAGGAGGAACTGAGCCGGGCTTTGGACGAGGACGGTCAGTTTGTGAACGATATGTTTGGTGGGCAGCACTGGGATGTGTTGGGAGCAAGCCATCGAACCTTGCGCTATGCAGGACGAGTTCTTCTTTCTCCAGACTGGAATGCTTCTACTACTCGACACTTCCTGGCATTAACCGGATTTGGTTCTATCTGGAATGAGGCAACCTTTGAGAACTTCAAACAGTATTACAATAGACTCAAACATAAGGAACTTACACCGGAGGATGAAGGCAGAAGAAGCAGGCAGATTTCGGCTTTGCTCTGTTATGGTATCGGATTCATGGTATTTTATGAGGGTATTGCCAATGGTATCAATGCTGCTTTCCGTGCCCTGGATGAAGAGAAGGAGCGCAAGAAGGCAGAGGAGATGAGAAAGACCAACCCTAACTACCGGAGTATGTATGAACTTGCTTATGGTGACGAGGGTATGAAATGGTATGACTATCTGATGAGAGGCAACAGCCTTGGTCAGCAGAGCAAGATCTTCTTAGGCAGATATGAAGATGGTACAGAAATGTATGTGAGACATGGTAAGCAGTTCCGTGAGGTTCCGGAATACCTTTTCAATCATAAGGGAGAACTAGAGTTCCCTGGACCTATGGTACAGCGAATGATAGGTAAGGCTAACCCTATGGTGAGAATGACCTTGGACGATATAAACTATCTGAGCGATTTTCAAGCCAGCCATGCGGATCAAGATATTCAGCGCAAGTATGGTAAGACCATCGGACTGCTTTATAAGGATGCTTTGTACTGGGCACCTTTCCTGATTCCGAGCCAGGAGAACAAGGAGTTCAAGGCAGTTGATTTCTTCTTCCCTTCTTCTAAGGGGTTCTCTCCATGGAAGGCTCAAAGTTACTTCAAGGACTTCATCCTGAGCGGTGACATGGAGGGTGTAGTAATGACATACCAGAGCTGCCAGCGCAATGGTATCGACCCAGAGGCTCAGATTAAGGCTGCAATCGGTTCGGTGAAGGCACTGGAGAGTGCAGAAATGAGCGATGGAGTGACTTCCTTACAGGAGGCTAGTAAACGCTTTGATGCAGCCAAGAGTATCACGGAAAAGAAGAAGATGCGCCAGAAAATGAAGAAATTCCTCTCGCAGAGTGATTACAAGGCTTTCACCCAGAAGGAGGCTCTGGACATGGTGCAGGGTTATTTGAACGGTGATGAAGACTTGAAGGAAATGGAGAAGGCTGAAAGCAAGTACCTGATGAAGGCCAAGGCAGAGGACGTGACGGAGGACTGGAGAATACAGAACGTCTGGAACGGAACCATGCAGACTTATCAGGAGTATCAGCGTTTGAAGGATGTTGATAAGGCGAAGGCAAATGCCTTTAAGAACAGCAAGACCAACAAGCGACTGTTCGCGGCTAGAAAGGCTATCTCTGCTGCAAGAAGGAAGATGAATAAGGCTAAGAAGCAAATGGATGGTACAAACGATGCTGCCAAACTGGTAGAGATTCGGAATACTAGAAAGGAACTGCTTAAAACGTTGAACGGAATGGAGTAGCCTTCGGGCTACTTCACTCTAGGAAAATGTTCTATATTTCCGAAAATAGGCTTTGACCAATTCAATTTTATGTTCGATTTTTCTACAAACAGAAAAAGGGACTTGCTTCACAGCGAGTCCCTTTTTGATAGTTATAAAAAATCTAATTCCAAATAAATTTAAAATAGTTATGATTAATGAATCATTTGTGTGTTTAAAGTTGAAGATGTTGGAGCGATGTTATCCGAGAGAAGTACCAGATGCATTCTCTGGTTCCTTTTTCTTTGGTGATGCCCAGCGTATGTAATCAGCCATGCTATCATCCATGCGCTGCTGCTCACTCTTCGGATTCTCCTTATTTTTCTCGCCCCAGAGACGTTGGGCAATATCATCCAAACACCACTGCCAATCGTCTCGAAGAGTGATGACCTTGGAACTTGGCATGATGGTGACATCTGCCTTTGGTGGGTCAACATGCTTGGTGTTGCCATCCTTATCGGTCTCCTCCTTGGTACTGAGAGAGGCGAAAGGCACGTTATTGTCGTTAAGGAACTTCTCCACATCCTCCTTCTTGTTGTCGCAGAGAAGAATGCAGACGGAAACCTTATTTTTCTTCAAGGTGGTGAGGGCTTCTTTCGCCTTGCCTACCATGGAGAGGTTGCCTTTATCATCTTTAGTAATGACGCAGGCTTCATGTACATTGATTGATTTACCCATATGATTTAAAACGTTTTAAATTGAAATGCGGAACAAAAATAGGGAGAAAATATGAAAAAGTAATGTTAAGTTGCGCAACTTATCACTAATAAGCGAGAAAAATGCGGTATTTTTGGCGAAAAATTAAGAATTATGGTTGACAATCATGTAATAAATGACATATCGAACTATGCAGAGCCGGGACCCGATTCACTTGAAGGAGTGAGCCGGGAGCGGTTTACGCAGAGCGAAAGCAATCTTCTGTTGCTGAAATGGGCTTGCCAATACTTTTGCGATGGTGCAGAACTGAGAAAGAAGTGGAAGCGAGCGCAAGACTTCGTGATGGGAAGACAGTTGGAAGAGCTGATAGAATGGAACGGAAGAAAGATTACCATCCGGCAGTATATGGAACTGAAAGGTATGCCAATACTGGAATACGATGTAATCGGAGACAAACTTCTTTCGCTCGTTGGTCTTGTTCGCCAGCAGCGCAGTACTGCTACATGTAGTGCCGTAGATCCCAACGAGGAAGACTATATCAGTTTCTTCAATGAGTATCTTCGTCAGAACGACAACTTGAACGACAGGCAAGAGTTAGATGCGAGAATGTTCTATGCCTTCTGTGTCTTCGCCTTTGTGGGCATGAAAACCTATTATGGCAGAAGGGATGGCAAGAATGGCATCTTTGACTATTCTGTAGACATCTTTAAGCTAGCTTTACCACCTTTCTTTAAGTATGACCTGAGCGATGTGGAATTTATTGCTGAGGCTCATGATCTGACTTGGCGAGAGATTTTAGCTACTTTTACTAACGGAAGTAAGGAAGAGGCTAATAAACTCAGCGAGATCTATCTACAAACACAGCATCATTTTGCGCCAGAACAGACCTATCATCCGACAGGTGAAGCGCAGTATGCCGGCATAGATGATTTCACCCATTCTTCAGTAGTAGGCAAGTACCGGGTATTGGAAATCTGGACAAAAGAAACCAGACCTGCCATCTGGGTACATGACTGGGAGAGTGGAGATTGCGGGTATGCTTCTCCTGACCAGCGAGCCTTCTATGAGGAAAAGAAGCGCAAGATAGAGGAATCCAACATCATGAAAGATGAAAATGGCCTACCTGTGCTCGATGAGAATGGTGAGCCTATCTACTATGTAGACCCTTCTGAACTTAAGACCATCGAAATTAAGGATGAGGCTGAGACATACTGGTTCAGAAGATACCTTACCCCGAATGGCTATCTGCTGGATGCCAGGGAATCACCATACTATGTGCTCAGGGACGGATTCAGAACCTCTATCCATCCATACACCTTCGTTGCCTATCCATGCTTGAATGGCGAAGTAAGAAGTTTTACGATGCGAGCCGAAAACAACCAGCGCACCTTGAATCATTACATGATGATGATCAACTTCATTGTAGCGAATGGTGCCAAGGGAACGATGCTTGTTGACGAGAACGCATTGAGCGAAAAACAGAGCATCGATGAAATGCAGGTGAACTATACCAAAACAGATAGTATTATCTTATGGAACTCGAAGAACGGAGGTAAGCCACCGCAGACTTTGGTCAACAAGAGTATTCCGGCAGGTGTTGACTTCATGGTGAACTTTGCCAAGACGATGGCTAGCGAGGGAAGTGGTGTGCAGGGTGCTCTGCAAGGTCAGCACCGGAATACCAGCGGTAAGCAATATCAGTTGGAAAGAGAATCATCATCTACCACAATTCAGGACTTTGTTGAGAGTTTCAACAACTTTAAGGTACGTGTGGCCAAGAAGAAACTTTACCTGATACAGGAATTTTGTATCGATGCGGACAGCGTGAAACTGACAGGTGATGAATTTGAAATTCACTTCAATCCGGAGACCATGAGGGATATGGATCTAGATGTAGCCATCGACCTGGATGCTTACAGCCCAATCATCAGAGCCACGAACAACGATATGGCTTGGAACTTCATGACTAGCGGTAAGATGGATCCATACACAATGCTTACGGTAGGGCAATTCCCTGGTACGAGCAGAATGAAGAAGTACTTCAAGGAACAGTTGGAGAAGCTACAAGCCATGCAAGCGCAGCAGCAAGCGAATGGCGAAATGCCTACAGCAGGAGTTGAACAACAGCAGACTGGTACGCCTGCAGCACATCTGAAAGATGTAAACGATGGAGCAAATGATTTGGCAGCTCTTCCTTCGGCAGCTATGTAGAAAAGAAGTTCTTAGTTAATTCATAATATTGAACGAAATGTTGTTCAGTTCTTAAATTAGATTATTTTATAGGGTTTTTAGTTTTTAAGGTTATTTGATTGTGAAGAGGAAGCCGTGATGGTCTCCTCTTCTTTTTGTTTAATCTATACCATGTTTCTTCTTGTATATGCGTAACTTAAACATCAGGGTAGAAACTCGGTACATGTAGTATTCTTGCCATTGTTTCAACTTCTTGGTCCTAACCTTGTTGTCGGCATCGCAGCCGATGGCTCCCCACTTGGAAGGAGTGTAGTAGTAGGAGGCAGCCTTGATGTCTTCTACGTTTTTGAAATAGCGAGTGGCTTTCCACTTGCCCATCTGGACTAATCTTCGATATGCGAGCATATTCTTTCTGTTAGGATCGTAGGTCATGATCGCAAAATCTTTATGCGACTTGTCGTAGAGCATGTAGAAGCGAGGCGCACCACATTCTTTATACTTGGCAATGGTTGCCTTGACTCCTTTTTGCCACATGCGTGTAGCACGGAAGAGTTCGATACGAGTGACGATAGGCTGGTAGATGTCTATGAGCATCTTACGCAGCAGGTTAGAATAACTTTGTTTCATTTTTCTTTTTACTTTTAATTATTAACTTATATGGACAGGCGATAGAATCGCCTGGAACGGTGACTAAACAGGGGACGGATTATGCTGCTGGCTAGATAGAGGCTAGCTGCCACCACCTATGCCTGACAACTCGGCTACTACAGGTGGACGGTTGCGGAGACGTTCACGTTCTATCTCTGCTTTTGAACGGAATGGGACTATTTCAGGTGCAGGCATATCCTTCTCTACGTAGAGGGCTATGGCGCGCGCCATAACACGGTCATCATGCTTTCCGGCTACGGCTCCATAACAATCATTCTGCTTGTAATAGAGGAAGTAGGTACATTCATCTATTGCTGCAAGTTCTCGCTCCATATAGCCACCATCACGGATGATGCGAGCCATCGTCTTCACTACTGCCACCTTGGTTGCCTTGTTGGTATTGAATCCCCATTTCATTTCGATATTCTTCACCTTTTTCAGTTTGGACTGTGATGCGCTATAGAGATTATCGTATAGAGGCAGAAGGATAGGGAAGAACAGCTCAGACTGGTTGCCCTCAGTATTGTTCATTCTCGAATAGGCCGTATTGTTCTCGATGACCAGATAAGCATCATTATAGAAATGGGCTATCTGGGCGCAGCGCATAGCCAACTGATCGGCATCGCAGTGACCATGCCATTCAGCTACGATTTCCGGTACACCACCATAGATTTCATCATAGCGGTCGAGGACTACAATATCTGAGAAGTCGCTGGTTTTGTGAGAACCACCAATATCGCAGGCTACGATATACCGATGTCTGACAATCTCAGAGTTGTCTGGTCCAGCCCACACCTTCAATGGTCCGCCTGAACGCTCGATGAAGCGGATGTTGTTCATACAAGCATCATCGGCAGCATCATAAGAATCACCTTCAATGTCACCAACCATGATAGGCTCAATGCCTTTGCAATCCTCTTCCATTTCCTTCAACTTGTATGGATCGAAGACTGTAGTACCGGAGAAGAGGAAGGCTTCTACATCATCAGAAGGGAACTCCTGACGCATATCGTCAAGAGTCTCATACTCCTTGGACTTCTCGATATACCAATGGATGCCCTCGAAGGATGCGCCTTTACATTCGTAGAGCCACCAATAGTACTTACCATGACCTTGTTCGTCATTGCGATTCTTCCACAGCCAGATGGCGAAATCGGCACGTTCATCCTCGGAAGCAAATGGCAATATATATTTTTCAATCTCGAACCATGCCACGAAGACAGGAGTAAATGCAGACAGAGGTTTTCCGTCTTTGTCTACTGAGTTTGCGGCTACCCAAACATCGTGGAACTCGTTTTCTCGTCCGTTAGGCGTTGACTCTCTGACGATGAATGTTAAAGGATCTGGCTGAATAGATGATGATGCAGCCTTGATGACTTTAGCCGGAGTCCACTCTGTTGTGTTCGGGAAGAAGGCTTCCTCAGTGATATGAGCAAGTGCAGCATCACCGGAGCGGCATGATTCTGGGTTTCGGGCAGAACCAGTCTGTATCTTGCAATCTCGTGGAATGAGATACTTGATATTCTGTATGGTTCCTGATGTCTTGATTTTGCGAGGGTCGTTCTTGAATGGTACACCAATGTCGTAGAAGAGCCATGTAGGAATGGCATTAATTAACTTCTCGTACATATCGAATACCTGTGTGGCAGATGAAGACTGGTGACCAACGATATTACTATTCCAGTTTGTCTTCCAGAAGATCTGCAGCCAAGCCATGTAGATGTCGGTGAGGGTAGAACCACCCCATTGGCGGCACTTCAAGAGAATGACACGGATATAGTGGTACTGACTATGAAGGCGCAACTGTTCGAAGACCTTGGCTAGTTTGATCTGGGCATTGCGAAGAAGAAAAGGTATATCTTCACCTCCATCCTTATTCTTGATTCGGGCGTAGGCATAGGCGAAGAAATAGAAATCGTGCTTACAGCGCAGGCGTATGAGGTAGCGGAAGACAGCATCGCGAGCCTTCTCTTGGTCGAAGTCGGGCATGTACTTATCGCAGAAGGCCTCTATGGATCCACACTTGATGATGGCGCAGAACTTCTTTTCCTTCAACATTTCTACCGGTAGCCAGAGCTTCTTTCCATTCAGAAAATCAGTGATGACGCATTCGAATCGAAGTCCAGGGGCATTCTCTCCTGTAATGGGACGATAACTAGCGAGGAGACTTTTGAGTCTTCTCTTATCTTCTTCAAGAATCTCTTTGAGCTTCTTATCAGAAATCTGCAGCTGAGGTCGAACCTTTAAGGAGGATTTTGCTACTGGCATTCGTTATATATAATAATGTTTTGAATGTTAAATGTTAAGTGTATTGGCATGTCGGATAAATCTCTCTGCCTTGGCATAGATGAAACCTAAACAGAATAGGACTATGTGGAAGATACCAGCTATGTAAGGGAGAAGGAAACCTATAGCCATACCGAGCACCATCTGCCAGAAGTAGATGCGGTGATACCGATAATACCATTGCGCAGAGAATCCCATGAAGAAAGAAATCAATACGGATGCACCCAATACAGGTAATGCCGGATAGTATATGAACGACAACAACACCGAGCAGAGCCATGCTGCCAGTAGGCGATGGAAGCGGAACTGATGATGAACCATCAATATGCACCAACTGTTGATACACCAGTGTATAAAGTTGGCATGACCGAACATATAGGCGAAATGGGTGTATAATGGCGATGATGGAGACACAGCCAGCGAGGCATGAAGCGGAATGATGAAAGCCATCAGGAGGATGATGAGAAGTGTAATATATAATGTACGCATAATGGAAGTGATTTATCGAGTTATGAATGATGTTTTCTTATTGCGGAAATAATTGTTTATTTTCATCTGTATGTAGCGTGGAGCCATACCCAAATTGGGCGCAGGAAGATTCAGGCATACATACACAAGATTTTTGGTATTGTATTCCTTGTATTGATCCATCTGCCGGAGACGCAAGAAATCTTGATAGAAATCTTCAAAGAGTTTTTCTTTCATGGCTTGGTATTTGCCGAATTTAGGCTTTTCCCCCTTGATGCGTTTACATACATACCGATAGGCTGTGCTATCGGCAAGATAATAGCAAGAGGCAGGCATCTTGGCGATGTAATCGCATATCTTAGCCATGGTGGTAGGATATTCTACCATCCTCTTGGCCTTACGAAAGAGCAGATACATTTCTTGATCTCTTTTAAGGTAAATTTCGGATATGGAATTTAGATGTTTCATACCAGCAAAATTAATTCATCAAGATGCAGAACTTATCACAAAGTAATGCGAAATTTTCCTTAATTTAGCACACAAATATTAAAAATAGATATTTATGGCAAAAGAAACTATTGATAATCAGAATGTTAAGTCAAAGCGAGATTCTTTCAGAGAACGTCTTGCTCAGCGTTATCCGGACTTGAATATGGACGATGATGAGGCTGTTTATGGTCAACTTTCGACCGATTACGACCAGTATGACCAGAATAAGCAGAAAATGGATGACTTCAATAAAATGCTGAAAGACAACCCTCATGCTCCAAGTCTGGTGACAGGTCTTGTTACAAAGAAAAATGCCGATGGCAGCGACTTCAATTTTATCGATTTCATTATTGATGAAATGGGTCAGGACTATATTGATGCCATCAATGGTGACGAGAAGGCTAAGGCTCGTTTGAAGGCTAGTGAAAAAGAGAAACTTGAAGCCAGCGAGAAACTAGCAAAGGACAATGAGCAACTTGCTGCCAATATGGAGCAGGAAGATGCCGAACTTGACGCTGCTATTAAAGAAGCGAAATTGAAGCCTGAGGCGATTACCGATTTGATAGAATGGCTTTACAAGCGTAGCGATGATGGCGAGGATCACGATGATGATGGTTTCATATGGCGTGCAGCTCGGTATGGCTTGAAGAAGGAAGACTTCTTGCGCCTCTTTCAAATCAAGGACTTCGACAAGGCTGTGGCTGATGCAGAAGAGCGAGGCTACAAGCGTGGTAAAAACGAGAAGATTGACCAGCAGAGGCAGCTTCACGATGGCAAGCAGGGCGGCAAGAAGAACATCAACATTGATGGAGGCGGTGGTGCACCATCACTTCCTAAGGAAAAGAGCCGTACAGAACAGGTGTACAGCAAGATGATTGGAATGTAGAATTAGAAATTTATAATTAATAATTTTAAATGTATAGATTATGAAACAGTTTAAGAAATGGTTTGGTTTCATGATGGCGATGCTCGTCATGATTCTTAGTGGTGGAAGCTCTTATGCAATGGCTGAAACGGCTCCACCTGTACCAGGTGGTGGTATTCCTGCTGGTGCAGGTGGCGGAGGTGCGACAGGTCCTTTGGATGGTCCCGGTGTAGGTGGTTCCGGTCCTCAGTGGCAGGGTGCTAGTCAGGAGCAGCAGGAAAAAATGGGCAACTGGGACTACTATGTTGCTCATGTTAACCCGACAGTCGTAGAGATGAAACTGGAGAGTTGTCCTATTGATCAGATTTTACGTGCATCTAAGAAAATGACTCCTATCGACTCTGTTCGAGTAGAATACTATTCTATCGGTCAGAAGCCTATCATGTCAAAACTTACGACTCAGGTTAATAAGCAGACCAATGGTAATTCTGTAACTTTCATCGTGGAGAATCCGGCAGCTTTCGATAATGGTGATGTTATTATGGTAGATGGCATCTATGGCTATGATGAGACAGGTACTAATAAAAGTACTTTGATTCCTCTTCAGTTCCGTGTAATCAGCCATGATAATGACAATAACCCTATTGCCTACGCTCTGAATGGAAAGAAAAACCCTTCGCGCGGCAACCGTGACTTTGAAGACAATATTCCGGTAGGTACAACTCTGATGCGCCTCGGAAGAGCCGCAGGCGAGAAAGAGGTTGAAACTGGTAGTTATTACTCTATGCCAGATAAGAGCTTCCAGTATTGCCAGCGATTTATTATGCAGGTTGAGGAGTCCCTTATCAACCGCATGAGTAAGACTCAGGTAAAATGGGACTTCACACGACAGGAAAAAATGGCTATGGACGATATGCGTTATGGCCAGGAGCGAAGTGGTCTGTTCGGTGTAAAGAGCATGTCGAATGGTGGCGAGAAAGTTGGTTTGACCTATACCATGGGCGGTATTTACTGGGAAGCAGGCAAGGACTTGCAGATTGGCCATTGGGCTGTCAAGAAAGATGAGAATGGTGAAATTGTAAAGGCAAAGGTAAAAGTACCTAAGCCAGGTGGTACCGATGGCGAAACTGTAGAGCAGGAAAAAACAGTATATGAGTATGTGATCAGCGAGAAGGAACTTTCTGCATTTATCGCGGCTGTATTGAAGGGTGCAGGTAACTCCAGCCGTACGAAACTTCTCTTCGTTGACAACTTGATCTATCAGGCATTTGCTAATCTTCGCTCTAACAAGCGTATCATTACCCAGACAGAAAAGGACTATCAGGGTTGGAAACTTGATTTTGAGAAGTTCGAGAGCATGGGTACAAAGATTCTCATTTATCGTCACGATGCTTTTAACTCCTGGGGTATGGATGGTAGAGCGTTCTTGCTGGATGCTCGTTATCTTGACAAATACGTATTCGGTGTATGGAGCAGAAACGAGTTTAATGCCAAGGACTTGCTGATTCGCAACACCGCAGGTGTGGTAATGGAGGAATATAGCTGCTGGGTACTGACCTTCCCTGATGCTCATGCGCGTGTAGCCCGACCAGTCTTCACTGGTGATGGCGTTACAGATGAGCAGATTTTGGAGGCAGCGTAATCATCGTATAGGAAACTGATAGTTTTCTACATATATCAATCTAGGGGATAGTTGAGGCTAATGCAGTCTCACTATCCCTTCTCACCATAAACACAAATAGATATGTATAGATTTGTAGCTAAGAGTATGCTCATTTTTGTGGTGACTCTGCCGAGCGGACTGATCAAGAACATTGAGTTTGAGCGGTGCAGCAACGATGCCTATTCGTACATTACGGATAACAAGCAGGTGGCAGAATGCATCAGGAAGCACCCTCTTACGAAGGCAGGCCGTATCATTGATGAGAGCCAGCCGGAAGAGGTGCAGATTCAGCAACAAAAAGAAGAGCAGGTGAAGGACGAGAATGCCCTTCATTTCGATAACATCACTAAGGCAAAAAATTATCTCCAGAAGACGTATAAGGTAGATGTAAGAAAACTGAAATCACCTAAGGCTGTGAAGGAGAAGGCTAAAGAGCTGGGTGTGGTGATAGAGTTTTAATAATATAATTTTCTTGCGATATGGAAGCATTGATGAGTGACCTTGTGAAGGAAATGCGCATAGCTATGGACGAAGTAATCCATGATGAGGTGAATGACATCATTACGGATGATTCGGACACGGAAATGAAGCAAGCCATTGAAACGGCAGCACAACAGATATTGCTGCAAGCACCGGCACAGATGATTCTCCCCAAAAGGGTGGAAGTTTCGCTGAACGAAAGCGGCAAGCAGGATTATGATGCCATCCAGACACAGTTTACAGATGGTCATGGATGCCTGACAATTCCTGAAGACTGGCAGAGACTTGTAGAGTTGAGGCTACGAAGTTGGCAAAGCACGCTGACTATGCTGATGGAACCGGGCAGCAAGGAGGCTCAGATGCAAGCCTCCCGGTGGACCAGGGGAACGCCCCAGAAACCAAAGGGCTTGATTACCACATCGCCAACTACAGGAAAGCGAGTGCTGATGTACTGGACTGCCGGAAGGTATGATGCCAACCATGCACCTGTTGGAACTGTATATGATCATGAGGTTGAACTGTTCACGTATATCCCTTATCAAAAGTTAGAGAATGTGTATTCTACTGATACTGGGCATGAAAAGGAAGTGACCGACCAGAAGATCATCCTTTCCCTGACAGATGAATGCAAGAAATATCTCATTTATCGTGCTGTTTCAATCTTCCTTGTAAGCAAGAAGGAGAGTGAACTGGCAGAAAAGTATAACCAATTATCTCAAATATAATATTTTATGGCTAACGATATAGATAAAACAAGTCCTCACTACAAGGGTGATTTTGGCAGCATCTATGAGGTGAACAAGAAGTTCCCTGCAGGAGGTGTTGCTGGCGACTTTGTGGTGATAGAAGGCTGGGCACATTACTGGAATGCGCCCAGAGGGACTTGGTGTGTGAATGCCGAGAGAGATAGTTATTGGGATGAGTTGATAACGAGTCTTATTGAGAAGTTTAAACTCATTAGAGGTGCTACGTATATGGGCGTGGCTAGTCTTGCCACAGTGCCAGAGAAGTTCGGTACAAAGATGTATTATTTTGCGACCGTAGCTGGTACGTATAAAAACTTTGGTGATCTCGTCGTTCCTCAGGGTATCAATGTGCTTTATTCTGAGAATGGCAATAGCTGGGTAAACTCTACTTTGCTGGAAGTGGTTCAGCAACCAGGAAAGTCTGAGGATAAGGTAATGTCTCAGAAAGCAGTGAGTGATAAACTCAGCGACTTAAAAAACAGTCTTGTCGTCCTCGGAGAGAAAGAATACAATTCAATCAACAAGAAGGATGACAAGATTTATTTTGTCTATGAGGAGGAATAGGGATGATTAGGGCATTTGGGCATGACATCGCTATAATACTAGCCAAGGGCAGGATTATTGCAGCAGTATATCAAGGTACGAAACTAGTTTGGCAGGCAATACGTTCTTGTTTCGGTGCCGGCTATTGGGTAAACGAGAAGCCGTGGATAGATAACGAAGGGTGGAAAAACAAATAAAATTATAAACAATGGGAAAAGTTTTTGACAATCCAATAACTCTAGACACTGACTGGGGAGGTGATGCTAGTACAGGAAACCTTCCAGTGTCAGGCAGACGAGTTCAGGAACTCATCAAGAATACCTTCACCAAGAAGGGTGGATGCGTACAAATTAAAGATAAGAAGTTTTTGCAAATATTCGCAGACGAAGCATCCATGAAAAAGTATAATTCCGACACGGAAAAGTACGAAGATTTAGTTGTATCGCAAGTTCAGCTTCCGAACACCGGAGCTACACAAGCGACAATGAAAAATACGATATTAGCCGCACCTAGCGAGTATACGACCGCTGGGAGTGCAGAGACTTTTAAGTTTAAGTATTTGTCTTATTACGAGAATGAGGATGACCTTTCTCAGGTTAGCGGTTCTTGCACGGTCTATGTTGCAGGTACGCAGCGTGAGAGAATAACCTTGCGCTCTGGTAATACATACACTATAGACGTAACTAAGTACATCGGGGAGGACGTAACTGAGATTAGATTTACTATAGACAATGCAGAGGGAAGTTCTAGAAGCTATGTTTACGAAGTGACGATGGTCAACCTTATGGTATCTTCCAGCTTCGACAGCGTGACTGCGTACGAAGGTGTTATCCCTTTCGTTTATACCCCTATTGGCAACATCAAGAAGACCGTACACATTATTTTGGACGGCAAGGAGATACACCAAGAAGAAACTGATGTCAACAACCGTCAACAGACTTTTGATATTCCAGCGCAAGCGCACGGAGCGCATAGCCTGGAAGTTTATTTGTCCGCATCCGTGCAGGGTTTGGAACTGAAGAGTAACCATCTTAACTTTGCACTTGTCTGTATCGAGCAAGGAAACGAAACCCCAATCATCGCTAGCATCATGGAACATATATACATGAAGCAGTACGAGACGGTTTCCATTCCTTTTGTGGTTTACGACCCACTGAACAACCCAGCAGACATTGCCTTGAAGATTAACGATTCCATCGTGGCAACCCGAAAGGTTGACCGCACACAACAATCGTGGGTATACAAGTCTATGAGCCAAGGAGATGCCACTATGACGATAACTTGCAGAAGTGTAAGTAAGACATTCCAATTGACTGTAGACAAGTCTTCTATCACATCAGAGGCAGAAACTCAGAACCTTGAGTTGTTCCTGACATCGCAGGGAAGGAGCAATCAAGACACAGACAGGGAAACATGGGAGAACAACGGAATTGCGGCTTCGTTCTCCGAAATGAATTACATAACCAACGGATGGATAGTCGATAAGGACGGAAACACTGCCATGCGATTGAGCGGTGGAGCGGCAATGACTATTCCTTTGAAATTATTCTCCAAGGACATCAGACAGACTGGCAAGACCATAGAGATTGAGTTTGCTGTTCGCCAAGTGATGGACTATGAAGGTGTTGTTCTCTCTTGTCAGCAGGGCGGCATTGGTTTGCGACTGACCCCGAACACAATATCCCTAACCTCGGAGCAGTCCACACTGGAGACCAAGTACAAGGAGGATGAGCGAGTACGTGTGTCCTTCGTGGTTGAAAAGCGAGCCAACAACCGATTGATGCAGATTTATATCAACGGTATCAAGTCGCAGTCACTGCAATACCCAGCCAATGACGGATTCGTTCAGCCATCGCCAGTGGACATAACCGTAGTATCATCGACAGCCACAATAGACATATACAATATCAGGAGCTACTCTAACAACCTCAATGCACAGCAGCTCCTGGATAACTATATTGCAGATATGGACGATATAGACAAGAAACTGACTATTTTCAACCGTAATCAAGTCTATGATACATACGGCAATTTGAGTTATTCTAAGATGCTGGAGCAGATACCTTGCCTTATCATTACTGGCGAGTTATCGCAGTTTAAGGGAGATAAGAAAACCGTGAGCATTGAGTACGTTGACAAGAACCATCCAGAGAAGAGTTTTACTGCCGATGATGTTGTTTTGAACGTGCAGGGTACATCTTCCCAGTACTACCCACGAAAGAACTATAAGGGGCAGTTTAAGAAGGGTTTCAATATGACGGAGAGCGGAAAGCATCAAGACATGTTCACGCTAAACGAGGAGGCAGTGTTGCCAGCAGCAAATTTCTGCTGGAAGGCTGACTTTGCCGAGAGCAGCGGCACACACAATACTGGTTTAGCTAACTATATCGGGTGGATGCTTCTGCAAGCAGGTATTCTGACCGAGCCACAGAAGAAGAATACATTGATACGTACAACGGTATACGGAGAGCCATGTTTGATTTTTCACCGTGAAAGTGCAGGTGATACACCTCAGTTCATCGGCAAGTATAACTTCAATACCGACAAGAGCGCAGAGAACACTTTCGGCTTTGCAGAGGGGGACGAATCGTGGGAGTTTCTGAACAACACCAGCGACCGCTCTAACTTCCGTTCAGCAGACTTTTCAGATGATGGCTGGAAGCACGATTTCGAGAGTCGTTATCCGGATGGAAACGAGGATATTTCCCACATGAGGGAAGTATTCACCTGGGTGGTTTCATGCAAGGATGATATAGAGAAGTTCAAGGCAGAGTTCGCTGAGCATTTCGACAAGAAGACGATAATTTTCTACTACATCATCACTTTGGTTTTCGGAATGGTTGACCAGAGGGCGAAGAACCAGTTCCTGACATTTTATGTTAGTGGAAAGTGGATTTTTATCTTCTATGATAATGATACGGTCTTCGGTATCAATAACGAGGGCGCAATACAGTTTAGTTACGATATAGAAATACATGACATTATCGGTAACTTGAATGTATGGAACGGTGCAAACTCCTTGCTTTGGGAGCTTGTGGAGCAGGCTTTTTCTTCCGACATCACGAAGATGTACCAAGACTTGCGTCAGAAGGGCATTCTAAGCTACGACAAGATTATCGAGTTCTGCAACACAAGACAGAGCGACAAGTGGTGCGAAAGCGTCTACAATGAGGACGGGTACTTCAAGTACGAATCGCCTTTGATTGACGGATATACGGACTATTCCACTGGAACTGCGCAGACCGTTAAGACTGGTGCGTTTCTCTATGCCCTCCAAGGTAGCCGAGATGCACACAGAAGATGGTGGCTCTACAACCGATTCAAGTACATGGATTCAAAGTTCCAGGCAGGCTCTTCTTTGTCTGACTACATTACTTTCCGAACATACACACCTAGCGTGTGGGCTGGTGTCGAGCCAAAGGCAGACATCACCATCGGTGCGTTCTCGGCAATGTATGGAACTATCCGCTGGGGTAGCGTGACCAAGAGTGAGAGAATGCGAGAGGGAGAAGTAAAGACTATCACTGCACCTGCTGGCATCAAGTTCAACGACACCGAGACCATTATCTACAATGCTTCTATGATTAAGACTATTGGCGACTTGTCGGCTCTATACGTTGGCACGGTTGATGTATCGAAGGCAACGAATATCACGGAGTTAATTATCGGTTCTTCCAAGGCAGGCTATCAAAATCGAAACTTCAGCGTTCTCTCGCTGGGCAACAATGCGAAGTTGCGCAAGCTGGACATTCAGAACTGTCCAAACTATACCACAAGCATTGACGTGAGCGGTTGCGAGAACATAGAGGAAGTGTATGCGAAGGGAACGAAGGCTACAGCCGTGAATCTTGCTGAGGGTGGAGTGCTTAGAATTTTGGAACTCCCAGCCACCATTACCAACTTGACTTTAAAGAACCAGCCAAAGCTTGGTACTGGTCTATCAGTCGATTCGTGGGCAAACGTAACCACGCTTGTTATAGAGAATTGCCCGAATATCGAGCCACTAGACATTGCCGAGAAAATCCTTTCCTCGGACAATGCACTCGTATACGTAAGATTCACCAACATCGATGCACTGAAAGCCAATTTCTCAATACTCAACAAGCTGTCGAACATCAAGGGTGTCGGAGACAATGGGGAGTACACTTCAATCGCATATTTGAGCGGAAAATATACTGTGCTTAAAGCTACTGAGGAAGATATCGAGAGAGTGAAGAGCATTTTCCCTCATTTGACAATCACAGCAAGAACAGTACTGAAAACAATATTCGCCACCTTCAACGTGGTAAGCCAGTACGGAGCAATAAAAGGAGCGACCGTGGAAATCAATGGCTTGACATACGACCTTTCTTCGGGAACGGCAAAAGTGCCATTGGCAGAAGGAGAACTCTACGATTACGTTATCCGATATAGTGGAGGCGAAGATAGAGGAACCATTCAGTCTAGTTCGGACACGACAATATCAAAGTCGTACAATATTGAATTTGACATTATGACAATGAAGCCAGAGCCTAACGGAAAGATGCAATTATTGGTATTGGGCACGAATATTAAAATATATGGAAGTGGCATAATCACGGACTGGGGAGATGGAACAACTAATTCCGAACTTTCTCATACATATACTGATGGTAATTCTTTGCATAACATCTCTATTGATTCTGCAAACGATAAAATAGCAAGTATCAGTTTTTACAGAGATACCGTTTTGGCTTTTTGGGGCATAGGAAAATCAAAGGCTAGGATTTCAGATTTTAGCTATCAACATAAATTGGAATACATCACCGATGATTTATTCTACAATGGCTATTCTGACGATTACAACGTGGCTATTTTTTTCCAAAATTGCTCTAATCTTAAAGAGATACCAGCCAAACTGTTTGAACCGATAGCAGATTTGACATCAATGCATTATTATACAGAGAGTGGTACGTTTGCTAATTGCACTTCCTTAAAGGAAATTCCAGCAGGGCTTTTCGACCCATTAGTCAATTTGCAGTATGCTTCTGGATTGTTTTTCCATTGCACTTCCTTAAAGGAAATTCCAGCAGGGCTTTTTGATAAGCTTGTAAAAGTAGACTTCCGCTCTGACGAAAGTTCCCGTGGACTTTTCGGTGATTGTTCCAATCTAGAGGAATTTCCATACAACTTGTTTGATAAGAACACGAAATCTAATTTTAGTGACGTATTCGATGGAACAGCTTTGAAGGTTGGTTTTCTGCCACTTTGCAAAGAGTCCAATACTAATCATAATAGCATCTACAATAGATGTTATAATATGCAGAAGCTTATCGCCCGAACTGCCACACCTTGTACTATAGACAGTTACACAATTCCGAGAGTAAGTCAGTTAAAAATATACGTCCCAGATTCAGCGATAGAGACCTACAAGACAGCAACGAACTGGAGTGCCCACAAAGATAAGATTGTTGGATGGAGCGAGTTGACGGACGAGGAGAGACAGAAGTATGGATTAACAATATAAACGATTAGGATATGAAGATAGACAAAGACAACGACAAGCATATCATCGCTGATGATGGCAAGATGTTCGAGCGCATCGCAGATGGCACGAACTATGGAAAAGAGATTTATCTAGGGTATTCGTATTTCATTGGTGGGGAGAAGTTGGACGTTCCCCACCTTGACACGCCCGAGGACTTCCGGGAGGTTGACGAGCCAAAGGAAGATGAACAAAAAGAGAACAGAGATGAATGAACTATAAGTCTCTGAGTTTAGAAACTTAAAAATAGATATATGAAGAAGAATAAGAAACAATTACATGAAGCACTGGCAGTGCTTCTTACCAAACTTTCATCGGCAAGGGAGAATCCCTTGCTGATGGATAACTACGTTACTAAATCCTTGCGCACGGTTCTTTTGGAGTTCAAGGAATCGGGCGAGCTTTATGACGCCTACAAGGAGCAGATACAATCCACCATGGAGAGTGACAATCCTTGGATAGGTATGCTGATGAAATCGATTAGCGGTGATGCCTCTGTCAAAGAGAGCATGACCGATGAAGCCATCAAAGGGATGGTAAACTCTATGTTAGGAGAATAGGCTATGATCAGATGGGTATAAATATAATAAGGTGTAACTCTTTATAGGGCTACACCTTATTATTTATAGGTCAATCAATATTCTCACAGATGTACATATCAAATGAGCTGCAATCTGTATGACCGGAGGCCTTTCAAGAATAATTTGCTTACAGATTGTTACTTTAGCAAAGTTTAACTATAAGATATTGCGCAAAATGAATAAAAATGCGCAGAAAGTTGTAATTTTGCGCCAAATTCTTACTTTAAGAACTATAATTGTAATCAACAACTAAGAAAAGGAGGTTTTTTATGACACAAGAACAAGAAGCCGAAGTCCAACGGTTGATAAAGGACATTGATGTGACAGAACTGATGAATATGCTTAAGAAGCATGGTAATCGGTATAGCAGAAGAATATTGAAGTTTTTCAGATGGTTTTGTAAGTATGTGCCTATCATTATTATGTGCTTTCACGCTTATGGAATATGGGAGTTCTCTCAGCATCCCCGTGAGATGTTTATCCCCTATAATGAAAATATGCCTTGCTATATCTTTATTTATTTCATGGTTTACGTCCTGCCGATGGTGACGATACTGGCAAGTAGATTTTTCTTCTTGTGCCAGCGGTATCGCATTCCATTTATATACTTCTTAGGTATCAATGCGGCTCATATTGTAGAGTGGAATTGGTACACAACTAAAGATATGGTGGATTCATGCTTTACGGTCATGGCCGTGACAGCTATATTCTATTTGTATAGCTTTGCTAAAATGTTTGTTAATGAAACGAAGATGGGCAGAAAGATTTGCTCCTGATAGAGAATGCTGGAGATAATCGGAGAATAACAGAGATTTTTAGGAATAATATTAAAAAGAAGACTTATGAAGAAGGTACTGAATTATGATACCCTGGGATGGGCATTGAAATCATTGAGTGATGCTTGCTTTAAGGCAGCAGAACAGCAGAAGAATGGGGAGAAGGTTACGGCTTGCGGTATGAGCGATGACGATCTGGACAATCTTTGTGAACAGATTCCGTTCATGCTGAATCCTTATATGACTGCAGGTCAGGTAAAGAAGGAGGCTCATATCAGCGAATCTACTCTAAGAAGGGCCATTGCAGATGGGGAGCTGGAGAGTGTGGGGAACGCTGGGGACCATAGCCATTTCTTCAAGAAATGGGACGTTAAGGAGTTTATCAAGAAAAGATTGAAACGAAACAAGTAGAAAAAAAGAGAGGCGAGAGATTGCTTCTCTCTTTTTTATGCTCTAAAACATACAATTTTTGCCTAAAATTATATACTAATATATACAATATTCTTGCGAATTTATATATATGCTGTGGTTTTGATATGGGTCTATGTCACCTTAAATCTTTGGAAATCAGCTACTAAAAGAATGTTTGACAGAGTTATGAAACATGTAGATATTTTGGGATAACTTTGCTGCCGTAATCGATTACATGTGTGAATAAACAAAATGTACAACTTTTATTTCTTTAGGAATTATGGCAGAAGAAGTAATTAAGACTACCTCTTGTTGCAACGATGCAATGATGGGTGGTTTGCTTGGAGCGATGGCAAATCGTGACAGCAATCCTTTGGCAATGGCGGCTATGATGCGTAACCGTGACGATGATGATATGTGGAACAATCCGTTCGCCTACATGATGATGATGGGCATGATGCGCTATATGTATGGTGCAGACTGGAACAATCGTGACAATGGCGCAGACGTGCAGCGTGCGGAGATTCAGGGTCAAATCGAGAGTTTGCGCAACCAGATGGCAGACAACCAGAATAGCAACTTGCTGATGGGTGCCATCCAGGGTAACGGCAACGACCTTAAGATGTTGGCAAGCAATCTGAACTGTGACTTCAACGCCTTGCAGAACTCTATCTGTGGCATCCAGGCTGGCATCCAGCAGCTTGGTGGTCAGGTAGGATTCTCGGCAGAGCGAGTAATCAACGCCATTTCGCAGGGTAACTTGCAGATGACAATTGCGCTTAAGGATTGCTGCTGCCAGACGCAGCAGAACATTATCCGTATGGGTTATGAGAACCAGATGGGCCAGAAGGACATCATTAACCAGATGCAGCAGGGCTTTAGCTATACCAACACTGGTATAGAAAGAGCTGCTTCGAACCTTGGTTTCCAGATGCAGCAAGACAAGTGTGACATCATCCGTGCAGGTGAGAACAACACTCAGCGTATTATTGACACCTTGACAGGCCATTGGAGCCAGGAGCAAGCAAACGAGATTCAGGACTTGAAGTTTAAGAACTCTCAGTTGCAGCAGAACATCTACTTAGCCAATCTGATGAATGGCGGTTGCGGATGTGGCGCAGGTGTTGCAGGTGGCTATCAGTAAAAAAGTAAAGAATGAAACAGAAGCGTAGTGGTATGAACAAGATTTCTCCAGTGGGTTTGGCTACTACAGCATTGGTAGCCAACCAAGTTTCAGTCTTAGCTACTTACAATGAGAAGCTTTGCAGACCTTATTGCGTGAATGGCAATGTGCAGCCGGAGGCAAGCATAACCTACAGTTATGAGCAGCCTATCCTGAATGGTACAACGGTGTTTGTGCCTATCGTGGCAACAATCTCCATCATTTCGCCTGTAATAGGCAACAGAAACGTGATGAGAGCGCAGCCATTGATTTACACGGAAAGATGGGTAGCAGCCTTCCAAGGGCAGACAGCTCTGCCAACGGCTGTGACCATCACCAGTGTAGGAAGAACGCAAAAGGCTAACGATGTGGTATGCGGAAAGGCTAGAGGCCTTAGCATATTTGACAGTCTAACCGTAGCATTGACTACTGCTTAGTATCATTATAGGGGGAAATGGTGGATGGTTTGTTAGCCATCGTTTCCCTCGCATTATCCATTTAAAACGATACGATTATGATATTTAAAGATTTAAAGGCAGGTTTCCCGGTCTTTTTGTTTGACCGGGCGACTAGAAAATTCAAGCAGGGTAAAGTGATGAATACTCCAAGCCCTGATATTAGTGGTAGCAAGCCCAACATGATGCCACAGATGCCTGGCATGCCAAACTTTGGCACCATGAACGTGAAGGTGAATGTTCAGACGGAAGACGGAAAGCAGTCAACCTATTCGGTAGTTGATACTGAGCAAACAGCATACAGCGACACCCTTGTAATCTCTTGTAGTAAGGAGAGTATCATCAACGAGGTAAACGCATTGAAGAACCAAGCCACTGACATCATCAATAAGATGCCGGACTTCGAGCAGACCGTAAAGGACTGTGATCAACTTCTCTCAGAGTTGGACACATCATTTCGTGACCAGCAGAGAACAAATCAGCGGCTCGACAACATGGAAAACAAGTTGGACGAGATTTTCAAATACGTCAAATCACAAAAACAAGAATGATATGAACTTAGTAGAACTTATCACAAAATATCAGAGTGATGCCACACCGGAGCAGATGGTGAAGGTAACCAAGATCATCGGCAAGTTTGTGGCTATGCACGCAGAGGAAAATGACCTTCTGAAACTCTATAAGGAGATTTATGGGGTTGTGGGTAACGGTCACTTCAACGACTTCTTTGCTGATGTTCAGATCAAGAAGATGGTGTTTGAGGATGACAAGGAGGTAGAGCATCGTGCTCCTTACTATACCGCAGCTAAGACTCAGGAAATCTATGAGACGGTGAAGGACGAGATACGGCCATATAATCAATGGGATTTTGCCGTGGTACTCAATATGATCTACTCTGACAACTATAATCTGATGAAGAAATGGTTTCCGGAGGACAGCGAGGAGCAGATGATGGACAAGATGGTGGACCTTGCCGTGAACTGGCTGAGGGATGATGATAACCCTTATGGACATTGTAAGGCTTGGGGGTACTTCAACCATTGAAATGTTGAATGTTGAGTTTGTGGGAAATTCCATAATGACTAGAGATATATAAAAGAAAACTATCAGAAGAAGAGAATGCAGGCGGAAAATGGGCTTGTGTTCTCTTTTTTCGTATGAATTTGCGCAACTTATCACAGATAACTGGGAATGATGGCTTATATTTGCATCGTTTCCATAACGGAGTGGGGACAAATAAATGAAAAAGAAAATGAATGATATTCGAGGTTACTTAATTGGGACACTTTGGACCTTTCTGAGTCTGCTGGTTCCCATCAAGGATTTTATGATTGCCATGATGGTATTATTTGGGCTGAACCTGGTGTTCGGCATCGTGGCTGCAGTGTTTAACGGTGAAGAATGGAGCTGGAAGAAATTCGGTATGTTCTTCGTATGCTGTGCAGTGTTCTTTGTGACTGTGGCTGCTCTGTTCATCATCGGTCACTTTCTTCACTCGGACACAGAGGCCTTGTTTTGCGTGAAGTGGGTGTGTATAGCAGCTACTTACCTGTTTGTTACCAATATCCTGAAGAATCTGAGGCGGATGCTGGTTGCTGAGACACCTTTCTACAAACTGGTGGACTATGCCTATTATGCACTGACTCTAGGATTCGTAGAGAAATTCCCGATGTTTAAGAAGTATCAAGAATATAAAAACAATAAAGAAAATGGAAATGAAGGAAATCAGATTAGAGCAGTTGCTGATGGCAATGCCTAACGCAGGGAAGAGGGGAGAGAAGTTTCTGCCATACCTGAACCGATTTGCTGAGGAGTTTGAAATAAACACGCCTTTGAGATGGGCACATTACTTGGCTCAAATTGCCCATGAGAGTGGTGAACTGAGATATACCAAGGAGATTGCCAGCGGAAAGGCGTATGAGGGAAGAAAAGACCTTGGTAACACCCATAAGGGTGATGGTGTAAGGTTTAAGGGGCGTGGACTGATACAGATAACAGGGCGAGCCAACTACAGCAAGTATGCCGGATATTGTGGCTATGATGTAGTGGAGAAGCCTGGACTGCTAGAACAGCCTCTTGGTGCCACACGTTCATCGATGTGGATATTCGATACTTTCGGTTGCAATGAATTGGCTGACGAGGATAATCTGAAAGCAATAAGACGGAAAATTAACGGTGGCTACAAAGGACTGGACAAATGCGAGGAGTATTTGAAAAGGTCAAAGCGAGCACTCAATATCTCATAGCTTATGAAATCGAAACATTTAATTATCTATCTGTTTGTATGGATAGCTTATTTCTCTGTACTCTTCCTTACGAGCTGCAAGACGAAAACCGTGATGCAGGAGCATTATATCACAGACAACACTGTGAGCAAGGGTTTGGATGCCAGTTGGCAGGAGCGGTTTATATCAGCCTTCGAGCAGATGGCTACATACCGTAACCGGGAGCATGAGACTTCGACCAAGGAGACAACTCATACAAAGGATAGTACTTCGACCACTGTAGACCAGAACGGAAAGCCTATCAAAACAGAAAGTTGGCACTCTGTTGTGACCAATAGAGACACTAAAGAGGTGACGAAGCTACAGGATTCTATCTCTACTATGAGTATGAAGGTGGATAAATATCAACTCTTGATCGTGCAAAAGGACAGTCTGATTCGGTTAAAGCAGGACTCTATCCATGTATTGAGTAGAGAACTGAGCAAGGCAGAACAGAGGTATATTACCCTGGGGAAGTATACAACCAAGATCATCTGGACCCTGGTAGTTGCAGTGATTGGTTTGCTGATTTGGTTGTGGCATAGAAAGAAATAAGGCTTATGAAAACGATAACTATAAAAATAGTGAAAAAGAGCGTGATGGGCGTGGTAGAGGGACTATCTGCCACGATTGCGCAGCATAACCCGGAGGTGGACTTTCAGACCGTCTGGGCGAGTGATGGCGAGGAAGCGAAACTGGATATATACTATCGGGAGGCGATAACCGACTTGGAAAACTTCTTGGCAAGATTCTCTTCTTCGACCACACAGCAGTTTGACCTACAGGCACTGGCTGATGATTTCTCAATCACCATCAAGACTTTGGTTTCTTGGCCACCTAGACTAAGTGGGGTTCTGACGAACCAAATACAGAACTATCTGGTTCATGCAATCCTTGCCGGATGGCTGAGCGATTTCCCGGATATGAACCATACGGATTATACCGGTATGGGAGCGAGTGACCTTGACGCCATTAAAGAGATTTTGTTAAAGAAAGACTTTAGCTTTGCTGAGGCTGAAAGAAAAGCCGATGATACAACGAAAGAAGGTTCTTCGGCAGTTGATGCTGTTGCCAGAGGTTCTGATGCTGTTGTAAAGGATCATAGATATTCTTCTACAGAGAGAAGGGGAGTGGATGAAATGGAAAAGGATGCTTCTTCCTCTTCTACTTCCGAGAGAAAAGAAGACGAAGCAGAAAAGGACAGCAATTCATCTTCTACTTCAACGAGAAGCGAGGATGATTCTGATAAACAGATGAATGAGCAATCTGCTTGGGCAAGAACTTCGGACGGTGTAGGCAAGGAAGACAATTCTTTGGATGCTGAGGCTAGAGGCTCTGATGCAACAGTAAAGGATGGCAATACTCTTGATGCTGAGGCTCGAAATGAGGATGCGGTAGACAAGGATGAGCAGAGAGGGATGAAAGGTTCAGAGCGCAATCAGGACTTTGTTTCGCAGCATTTTCATCAGGATCGTGTAGACTGGAGCGGAGGTAGGCCGCCTTATGAACTGAGGTAGATTTATTAATCATCTAAATATTTCGAAATATGGATAGTAAACTAATTACTTTGGACTTTAGCATGGAGCAGGTATGCAATGACATATTGGCTCGATGCTATGTGTTGAGCCAGGGACTGGTGGATGATGCGCAGAAGGACATCAGAGCCACTATTGAAAGCCCTGACAGTAAAGAGACTCGCAGCATTATCAACCGCGCAGTAACAGAAGCCATCGGCAATATCAAGGTGGCAGCTCAGCGTTATCTAACCTCAGGTAGAGTGGAGGATAACAACAATCTGGAGCGACTGGTGAAGGGTACAAGAAAGTATGTGTACACCGATAACAAGAACGGAACTTGGACGGAGGTAGTGACCACAAGCATCATCGGTCAGGAAGATGAGGAAGTGACTTCTACCGTAAACAAGGCTGGTAATGATCGGGAGGAAAGTATCTATGAGACTGTTACCCTGAAACTAGAGATTCCGAACTGGAATGTAGCTGTGACGGATGCGCTTAAGAGCAACATGCACCGGTATATCGTTGATTATACGATGAGCCAATTTTTGCAGGATCAGTATGCAGACAAGGCTGGACAGTATGGGAATAGTGCTACAGCAGACTTCAATAATATGAAGAGCAACCTGCTGAGCCGGGATAACTATACTTTGAGACGGCCGAGCTTTACCTAAGAGGCTATTGGGGACAGGCGATAGAATCGCCTGGAACGGTGGCTTTACTTAATGAAACTTTTTTTCTTCTTTCGTTTTAGGTGTGTTTATGGAAAGAGCCTTCGCTTCGGGATAACTCCTGATTTGCGAAGGCTCTTGTTTTTGGGGGACATGGCTTAAAAAGCCATGGAACGGTGGCTTTTCTTTTTAGAACTTGCTGAAACGCCTGATGATTTCGAGGCGCGTAGCAAAGTATTGATTCATTGATTTCATCTTCAGGTATAGGGCGATGCGGAAGAAACGATAGCTGTGAGTAGCCATGTAGCTGGACTTCATGCCGCCCAAGCGACCGATGTAATGCCAATTCTGATTATCATTGCTACCATATAGCCACATGACAGGTATGGTACCTGACGTGAGGGAATGGATATAGCCTGTAATGGAATCAGGTACGTTATCTCCATCGAACTTCAAGGTACGAGTAACTATGATACCATGATACTCTGTTGTATCTTCGTAATCGTAACCCTTATCGAGCACCATCACGCTGCCATCCCTATATTGTATGTAGGGGTGTGGGTAGGAATTGATTGCTGTGAGCACGTTCTGTATAAGGAAAGTGCTCCAGCTACCATCCTTGATAGAATAGCAGAGTGCCACCGTATCAGCCGTAGAGGTCTTACTCGTCTGTGTAACATCCAAGCAGAAGATGCGAGAGTTTTTGTAGTCGTAGATGACCTGACAACGCTGAAAGAACTCTATTGGCGAAGAGGTGAAATCTATGAGCTGGCGCATCTGAGCCTTGTTAGTCTTGACGGATTCGCTGTCCCCTTCTGCATCAACGAAGAAGTTGAGGAACTTACCTAGGCTACCGGAAATATTGAAGCCGGGACCATCTAAGACATCGGACATGGAAACCACCTGTGACTCTGCTATGCGACTGATTGAGCGGTTGGTTGCGAAAAGCACGGACTGATCTAGCTGTGTGATAGACTTTGGATTGCTACAAACCTCACGACTAATCGGGTGGATGCTGCTATAAGTGCCTTTGGAAGAGACTTCCATCGCCCAGATACCATCGGTAGAGAATGCCATTAAAGGGTACTGACCGAACTGTCCCTGAGAGAGCGCACGCGTGGTAGAGGCTATTCCCTGTATGGTTCCGATACCTACTGTATTGATTCCGTTTAATGGGAAATAGAAGGCATTATCAGACTCTGATGTGTAGATCTTATTGGATAGTTCCACTACATCATCAACCGTATAATCAAACGAATCAACCTTATATTGCTCGAAATTGTCGGTGAAATCTCCCATGTGCATGGCTCCATTCAGTTCTGCGCATTGTTCAAGAGGGAAGACGAAGATGACATCATTGTCAGAAGAATCCTTACAGAAGATAGCCATTTTATCAGCTCTGGAATCCGGGTAGAATTTGACAAGGTTACTGATCATGAAGACATCAATATCCTGACGAGAGAAGAACCTGTCGCTACTTTCAACATATTTCGTTCCGGAAGTGGTGTTGAGGCTAACTACAATTTTCTGGATTTTATACCTATATTTCAAGTTATCCGTGCTATCATCGTATTTAAGGATGTATAGACCCGGTAACATAACCCAGCCGTTGAATCCTTGAAACAGTTTCTCTTTCATTCCGTACAGGTTGAGGCGGTGGTTATAGACATAGCCACCTTGTGCGAAGAGCGAGTTATGAGTTTTGTAATCATCCTTCATCTGTTCCTGTAATGATACCTGATAGACTGCATTCTTGTCAACAGGTAATTTCTTTGCTGAGCAAATTGCTAAATCTGATAGTTTCAACGAGCAGACCTTGTAAAAAGCAGAGGTGTTCTTTAATTTGTTACGATAGGCATCTTCACTAAGTGATGGGAAATTCACAGTAATAGTTCCTACCTTGTATTTGCTATTTTCTCCTTCTAATTCGTAAAAATGTTGCATTCTTCCCTTTCCAAGCCCATAATTCTTTCTATTTGCTTTTAATGAGGATATTTTCTCTGACGTATCAACGTTAATAACAGGAGGTGTAATGAATACATCTACAGATTTTATAACATCTTTCCATTCTTCAAGTTCTGCTCTTTTTGCGTCCAGTATAGCATATCTTAAATCTACATTTCGTGGATGATAGATAAATGTAGCGTTATCTATATGTACGCTTGATGCATTATTTTTCCCATCATAACGGATTAAGTTATAATCATTTAAAAAGAGTATTTCACTATTAGTCGAACTCGCGTAGTTTGAAGCATTAGCTGATATTACTATGTAGCTGTCTGGAATCTGTACAGGGATGAATACTGGTGAAGAGTGCATAATCATGGAGCCATCAAACATTCTGTAGCAATATCTAACAAAGAAATTTGCGTAGAAACGGCCTTTACGAGCAATAAGATTATTTGTTCGATTGATAAGTGCGTAGATGCTCTGTGTAATATCAGACTGTTTGTCTTCCTTAATTGTTAGAACTTCTGGCTCTTGGTCACCAGCCATATCATTCATCGTTACTCCCACTTTATTGAAAACTTCTTCTTTAGTGTAAGGAGTTTTCTGTAGACTCGAATAAAAACCATTTACGCTTCCTTTAGTATCAATGCCACCATTAGTGTAGTTTTCAGGATAATCATCGGAAATAGAAAAGGCGATTTCTACGAATGGAGGCTTCTGTGGCAGATATTTATAGCCACCATCCACCCATAAAGCATAGTGAATACCATCTGTAGCTACAATGATAAGCGTATTGCCTATGGAATTTACGGAAAGAACCGATGCTTCGTAGTCGAAGGACTTGATAGGTTTGTTTGAGCCAAGAGATCCATCCTGCATGAACCAATAAATGGAGGATGAGGCTATGGCTATGAGGTGGCGGTAATTGCCAGTTTCATGCACATAAAGAATCTTAGCCACTACACCATTAATGGTGAGTGGCTGAGAGAGGGGTGTTCCTGTGACAATAGAAGGGCGCAGCGCGCCATCATGCAGCTCTAGATTGCCGCAGAGGGATAGCGCACCATTTTCTACTGCCATTTCATCAGGAGTGAGGCTGAGGCCTTTGTATCTAATTGATTGTTGCATATTTCTTAATGTTTAATATTTTACTATCGGCAATGCTCGCTGTCGGCCCTGTTGACGATAGCCAAAGCTGGACAACTGACGCCATCTACATCGAGATTTATAGTTTCATTTGCCGTAACCAGTTCTATCTGCTTAGTACCAGTCGGGATATTCGGTATATAGCTAAGCAAGAAACTGACGGTAGAAACATTACTGGCATGGAGCTGCCCCTTACGGCCAGACAGTTTGATGCATACATCTTTAGTTTCTAACTCCGGTGTGGACTTGATGACATACATCTGCTTACTAGGCGTATAGAAACAGAAGCAAATCTTATCACCCGGTTTGAGGTCTAGCAGTTTGCACGGACTAGACCTTAGAGTGATACGCCCATTCAGATTAAGGGCAAGTCCTCGCTTCTGTACGCGAGGACGATTGAGAATAATGACATCATTTGTTAGCTTCATGATCTGTAGGTTTGTGGAGCCAGAAACGGAAATAATCGTTTTCGGCATCCTGGTTTCGTACTTTGACGTATTCTCTGGTAACATAGAAATGCTTCTTGCTAAGAGTAGGGTTGAGGCCGTAATCGTTCAGCATCATAGCTGGCTCTACTCTGCCATCGAAGGAAATCTCATACCAGTAGCGGTGGAGAAAGAACCATGGACGAAGACGGACCTCCTGAATGGTGGTGTAATTACTCTTGTCTGCTCTGCATGGAACGATACTCCAGCTACCATCCTGCCAATGCTCTGTGGTCACTTCTCCACCTGGTGCCATTTCATGTTTCTTGATGATGGACTTCTGGATCTTGACGAGAAGGCAAACATCGGCAGTGAAGACCTTAGCCATCTTGCCATGGCAGAGCATGACGAAGCGGCCTTTCTTATCGGGAAGTAGGCTACGCTGTTTGCCCGGCTTATTGATGACACAGACGGTGGAGAGGAACTTATGGCGAGCCATGGAGAGGAAATCAGGCAGTTTCGCCTTGGCGTGCATGCGGTCGATTACCTTCTGAACCTTTTTGAAGTTTTTCTCTGCCTGAGTCTCATGAATCGTGACTGGAGATTGAGGCAACTGATCTTTTTTCTTTTGCTCACGTATCTTCTTGACGTTTTCACGAACCTGCTTCTTAGTAGGGACTTCTAGAAGATGACCGGTTTTCTTATCGAGTTTGTATCTTGGTTTTTGCTTTTCCATAATGATAGTCTTTAAATGTTGCCAGAGTTGAGGCAGATGATTTCAAAATGATGATTTTCACAGATGTCGTTGCCGTTTGCCATCTGATGATTGAAGGAGCAAGGAATATGCTTGTTGTACAGATCGCACTGAAGACAATGTTCAGGCACTTCTTCCTGTTCTTTGCTGTCTCCATTATCAGTTGCAGGCATCTTACTTGGTACTGCCCTGACAACACGGCCAAAGTGGTCATAGAGTTGACCGGGAACGATAAAGGTAGCCTCACGGAGGGATGGGAGATTGTAACCCATCTGGCGGATAAACCAGAGGCGTAGGTAAATGATAAAACGTTTCAACTTTTTCATATAGAATGATGTTATATATTAATAATGTGGGTAAAGGTACGAGAAAAATGAGGATAAAAAGTGATAACTTGCGCAACTTCGGCCATAGTAGACCGAAATGCGCAAGATTACTACTTATTTTTCGGACTTCTCATCCTTTTTCTCGTCAGAAGAGGATTTATGTTCGAAAACATCCATGATATTAGTCTCGTTGAGGCCTTTGACCTCGTAATCTATCATGGTTTTACCCATAACCTCGTCAATATAGCGGCGAGCACGTTCAAGACTCTTTGCCTGGACGAGATAGGTAACGTAAGAACGTTTCTCCTTTTCACTCTTCTCATCAATGGTGATGAAGGCAAGACGAGCCTTGAACCAGAGATCATCATCGCAGATGTCGGAGAAGAAGATTTCTCCATAGGCAGCTCTGTTGATGTTATCTACCCTCAGTTCACCAGAGACGTAGACTGCCATTTCTTCAATGATTTTTGCTTCTGCTTCGGTGAAAGAGAGCGCATCTACAGTGTAATGTTCCGTTGTCATTTTTTCGGAGCCATCTTCACGTGTTTTTTCGTATCTTACTTTGCACTCAAACCAGGTAGAGGAGCGAGAGCGGAGAGATTGAAAATTACCTGTTCCGATGATTTTTTCTGTTGCTTTGTTTACTTTGGCTTCAACATTTTTTGCTGACTCTTCTTTCTTTTCTGATTTTTTCATAATTCTTTGTTTTTTATTTGTTATACAATATTTTATTGATTTCTTCGTCTGAGAGAGGTTTTCCATCCTTGCCGATATACTTTTTCATCCTGAAGATCATTGTACCGGGTGAGGGATTTCGTAAGTAATCATTAAACATCACATTCGCCAGTTCTTCATCAGTTGACTGAAAGAGGCTATGAGGAGGGCATTTGTATGGACGTTCCATGACGTGGTACTGAATGGTGTAGCCTTGTTTGCGAAAGTCTTCTTCCTGAAAATGGATGAGTTGCTTATCTATCTTTGCTTCCTTCTCCTTGATGGTATTAAAGAGAGTCTTCACCAGTTCTTTGTCAGGCTCAGGCTTCTTCTTCTCAGTGAAATACTGCTTAGTTGCCACACGAAGTTCAGCTACCAGGATAAAGAAGTTCCCATTGTCAGTTTGCGGTACGTTTTTGGGTTCAACCTTCATGATGGTTTCGTCAACTCGCTTTTCCAGTTCAATGGATTGGCGTAGGACGCCTTTATCTCTGCGTGCCCAATACTGCTTTTCTAATGTTCGCATAGAAGCTACTAGCTTACGAAATGCGAGGGCTGCCTGTTCACTCATATTACTTGATGCCTAATGTTTTCTTTATCTTATTGATGCGCTCCTGTTCCTTGGGGAGGAGTTTGCCATGTTCGTCTATCCGGCAGAGGAGCCTGAGATTTGGCTTAATGGTAATCCACTTGTGAAGACCATCGTGCTCACGCTTAATCTGTCGAAGTTGGGCTTCTTGCAGTCTTTCGTGCAAATGCTGCTCATGACGAAGTTTACTGATTTCGTTCTGTATTCTGTCCATTTGCATATTCTTCTTCTGATGGGCATTTAATGTATAATGAATCCCATTGGTCTTTACCTACAAATTCAAGTGCTTTATCTACATCTTCAACACGAACAAAATCTAAGTCCATTTTGTTTGGCATATTGCTAATAAATGTATAGCCTCTAGCACATGATTGCATGTATTCCTTAAAATGCTTCTTCTCTTCCTTAGAGAGGTAGGAAGGACGACTGACAAGACGTTCCTCAAAGAACTTAAATGCTCTTGCATTATCATCATTAATTTTCTTTGCGCTTGATTTGAATGCACGAATAGCTTCATCCATTTCCTTTGAAGACTTATCTTTCTTCAAAATGAAATCTTCAAGTTCCATCTTGATCATTGATATAGCTTCTTCCGTATCTTTCAAACGAGATATTTTTTTGTTGACAGTATCGGAAGCAGAAGCTAATACATTTAGAGATCTCTCTAGATTGGCATCATTTTTCTTGATAGCCTCTCTGTATGAGATAAGTTCATCACGCTGCTCTTGAATAATTCGACTTAAACGCTTGTTTCTGTCATCAAAGCGAACTTTGAAGTTCTTGTCTCTTAACGTGCAAGAAATGATGCCTAGCGTGATAATAAAGACCACGCTGAGGCAGATAATTAATGTTATTGTTACTTCCATAATTGTATTTTTTATTGTTCACACTTTTGAATTATCTTTGCCAGAATGCTTTCAACGCCCTTTGGTTTGAAGAAGCGATTGGCATTGAGGAGAGACAGGGCTTCTTTTGCATTCTTGTTGATCAATGGCAAACGACCTGCTTGATTCTTATAACTTTTATAATCCGCTTCTAATTGTCGCTTATACGCCTTGCCTTTGTCTAGATAGGCTGCTTCAAGTGCTTCTTCCTTCTCCTTATATTCAGAAATGAGAGCTGCTTCCTTTTTAGCATACTTATCATTGAGAGCCTTTTCCTTGTCATCCAACTTTTTCTCTTTTTCTTTATATTTCTGAACAGAGGATTCGTAACTTTCGCGTGAAGCGTCTCGCTGCTTGATGCTACGGTTTATCTCGTCCTTCATTTGATCTTCAATTTTCAAGCGCACATCTTCAAAGCCAAGGTAAGACTCAGAGGTCTCAACTGTGCGTCTTGGCTTATCGTCTCGTGAATAAAGATGATCTGTTTGACTACCACAAATTATGTCAAACGTGGATCTCTCGTACTCTATTTGCACTTCCTTGCGGATGATAACTCTGGAACCGTCTTTGAGGGAAGCGATGGTCTTATCCTTCTCTTTTACGGTCTCTTCTAATTCCTTTACTCGATTCTTCAAGGTTTCGAACTCTGAATAATCTACATTTACTACAGCCATAATTGTTTTAATTTAAATTTAACTTTTATATATTTCAGCATTCTCTATTGGGATGTCGTACCATGGAAGAGAATAACCTTTATCTTTCATTTCTTCTGGCAATATACAGCGATAATATTGACCATAGAAATTCAACCATACATCACTCACCTCCAAAATCGTACCTGCTGGAAGCTCTGGTTTCGGCTTAAACCATGGGCGTGGATATTTGGTCGTTTCGTGAACGTCCTGAGCGCACTTCGTTGGTTTGATTAATTTTATCTTCATTGTTCTAATTCTTGTTTAATAGTTCTCAACTCTTGTAAGACATGCGATGCACTGAGAAACTTGAAACCAGAATTTAACATGAGCTCAGCCTCTGCGATGAGCATGCTTAGTCTCAATTTTGCAGTAAAGAGGCGGTCTTTGAAGTTTTCCACTATCTGATAAGACTGCTCAAACACGTCCTTTGGCGACCATGAATCGTAGGTGCTGCCATCAGGGTTTGTGTACTGGACGTGATAGCCAGGAACGTCTTCGTTTCCTTCTGATGATGGTCTTGCCCAACCTTTAGCTACTGCAGCAGATTTTGCCATTGGTTCTGCCTTCACCATTTTTGTACCGATGTACAGCTTTAATGTCGTAATTTCCATAATTGTAAATATTTAAAATAATTATAGTTCTATTACTTTTGCTTTGTCGGCAGGAATGTCGTAGTAAGGGATGGAATATCCTTTGTCCTTCATTTCGTCTGGGAGATAGCAGCGGTAGTATACTCCATGGAAGTTTTGCCATTTCTCCTTGACAGTGAGTATTGTTCCAGCAGGAAGCACAGGCTTCAGCTTGAATGAAGAACGAGGATAACATCCTATCTTATGCTCATCTGCTGCGCAAGACGAGGCTTGCCATAAATGAATCTTCATTACTTTTTCTTTGTTTTACGTTTGGTGTAATTAATGTTTTCTATCTGATTTTCGAAGAATGCGATACGTCTATTTAATCTTCGGAGGATGGCACTTCTGATGTAGCGGATTGCTTCTGCATCGAGATACTTGGTGATGTCTTCGTTTGCATTACGGCACATTCCCTGGATGGATATATCCAACTTTACAGGGCTTTCTTGTATAGTCTCGTTGTCTGAAGCATCGACTTCTGCTACAAGATCTCTGACCTTGGTTAGCTCTTCGATGGAGTTGAAGTATTCGCCTACGGAGTCGATGGTGTTACGCATTTCTTCATATTCTTCCTTTGTCATACGCTTTAATCGTCTTCAAATTCGTTTGATTTCTTAATGATGTAATTGCTATCAATTCGTATGCGAGCATCGAACATGATGCATCTGGCTAAAACAAGCAGGATGTGGTCGTTACTGACACCGGAGAACATCGGGAATGAAATGGTACATTTTCTGTTCTGTACATTTATAGTATCAAAGTGGTATTCTTCATCTGAATCCTTTATTGGCAAACCTAAGATGCTGTATGTATCATCACTACCATTCTTCGCAAGAGTGAAATTATATTCCGTCTCTTCGCCATCTTCACAGATACTGATATGTACTTTCTTCCAACCATAGTAATCTTTATCAGATACTTCAAGTTCAAAGCTGTTGTTGCTATCAACATCTTCCAGATCTACTTTTTTCATCATGTCTTCTGCCAAATTGGTGAGCAAAATGGTTCCATCACCTTCTTCTTTAAGATGAGTGAATCCTTTTCGAAGTTCTTGCGCAAAGCTTTCGACACATTTCTTGTTGACGAAATTCTCTATCTCGGCAGTCAAGGATTTGCTCAACAACTCTGAGAACTCAGGCAATTCGAGACGAGTAGAAGGCGCATTCTTCGCCATGTATTCCTTCAACTGCTTTCTGTAAGGTGAATTGTAACCGAGATAGTAGTCTTTTACTTCTTCGAGTGCTGCCTTCATAGCAGCATCTTGTGCAGCCTTCTGGATAACATTCATATCCAAGACTGGGGCGGTGATTTTAAAATCTGTTTGCATAATAATTATTTTTCTTTGTTTATATTCTTTTTGAGGGACCAGCGATAGAATCGCTGGGAACGGGGGGCTAAGTGGGAGCAACTTCTATCGCTACCATTTCATGAATGCCATCCATATTGTTTGGTTCTTGATGGTGGTACGATGCCCGAATATCGGTTTGTAATCTTTAATTGCCTTTAGTACATCACCAACCTTTATCTGCTGTTCGTTCCACTTAAAGATGAGTGTTACATTTGTTTTCAGTACCCTCATGCCCTCATGGATAGAATCATTGATGAATGCTTGCCAATTTTCGGGCAGTTTGCCATACTTCTTGCATAACCAGGAGTTAGGACCTACCTTTAACAGATGAGGAGGGTCGAATACTACCATATTAAACGTTTCATCTTCGAATGGCAAGGCTGTGCAATCGGCTATCATATCTGGTTGCACGTCTAGTTTGCGTCCATCACATAATGTGTCGTGATACTCTCTTATGTCTGTGAAGAGAACATTTGGGTCATGTTTATCGAAATAGAACATTCGAGAGCCACAGCACATGTCTAAAATTCTTTTCTTCATATTGCTTCTTGTTTTAATTGTTTGTCTATTGCTTCCTGAGCAAGGATTTGCTGCCAGTTGGCTTCTTTATGGTTTCTTGCCTCCTGTTTTTCAGAAAGCTGAGGATCGCAGCCACCGAAACAATAGGTGTCCCATTTCTCATACTCCTTCATAGTATGTGGAGGCTTGGAGCCTGGAGTGGCTGGAATGTAATCCCTTGCGAACTCCTTGGGGAAAACTTTATCTATTGTTGAGGCTACTGGGTCGATGATTTCGTATTGAATAATACGGTTCTTTCTCTTTTTTGAAGAGCTGTAAATCGGTTTTACCCAACATATATTTCCTCTGTATTTAGACATGAGTCTAGAGAAATAATAGGGTTTCCATATTCTATTGTCCCGGAAAGCCCAGCAGACGCCTGTAGGGGAATCTCCGTTATAATTAGCACTATCTGACTTCCAGCAATGGTTGTAGCCGAGGTCGCTGATATGGCTATGTACACAGAACTTGCACATCCTCATTTCCTCCTGATCAGCAACCGATGGCGTTGGCTGCATCAGGTTTTGTTTGATGTAATTGCCCATAGATGTATGATTTTAAAGTTCATCCTCCTGTTTGGTAGTTTTACGTTTCCATTCCCCACAACATTCCCAGTGAAAGCGATGATGGCCGAAGCCGTTGCATGTTCCGCTGTACTTGCTGCCAGCCTTAGGACGGTAGAACTTACAGTTCTTACATGAGCGATGGTTATGGTGGTAAACTAGATAGATGAATGTGCTGACCATCATTACAAGGCACAGCATGATGATGATGAATCCGATTTCCATATTACTTCTTGTTTTTAATGATTTTGTTTAATACTTGCTTGTTGTGCTCTGTATCATCGATGCTCTGATGATAAGAACTTATTTCCTTAAGGATGCCTAAATCAACTGACAGCATGTAATCATTGACTACTTTGATAAAGTCTTCCAGAGAGCGACAAAGAGCGTATTTATAGCCAGCACACTGCCAGTAGTCCTGGAAACGTTTCTGATGAGCTGTCTGATTGTTTGTCTTGCCATACTTCAGTTCGATGCCCAAGCCATGGAATACTTCTGTACCCCTGTTTAAATATCCGTTTTTGCCATTCTTGTATGAAGGGAGAGCCAGGATGAGATCTGGAACGCCCGGCACAACTCCTGATGCAGCGTTGATGGCTATCTTCTTGCCACTGGTAGCACCATCAGCCTCATTCTTGGGATGGAAGAGGAGAGAGGCATAAGCCGGGTACTGAAGACGGAACCAGCGTACACAAGCTATCTGTAGCTGTCCTTCATGTTGCACCTTCTTCTGTTTGGTAGCAGATTTCTTGGTGTATTCAGGATAATTGCCGTTTAGGCGGTCGATTAATTCTTGTCTGTCCATAATCGTATGAATTAAATTGTTTGTTACTTGTATCTTAGTCGCTGAGGATAGACTGGATATAATTCTGAGTCTGATCATCCAAGTCGACCAGTGACTGTTCTTCTTCTGCCACCGATGGATTCCAGACGATGCCCAGTTTGGCTAGAGTGCCATTCTTGTAGGCATCTTTTACCATCTTTGCCATGGAACCATTCGGGTTCTTCTTGGCGGCTTCTATCCAGCCTAGATACTTCTGCCGTAGGGCTTCGGTCTGTTCTTTCTCCAATTCCTTCTTGCGCTCTTCTTTCATTCTGAGGCGAGCTTCTATTTCCTCGTTGGTCTCCTCGCGTTGAGGCTGTGGAGGAGAAGGTGGTGGAGAACTTGAATGCTGCGGCTTCTTCCCGGCTGAGGCTACAACTGTAGGATTGTCGAAGGTTCCTTCCATCAGAGCCTCGTAGTTCTTCGGATTGAAGATCCAGTTGAAGGAGATATAGCATCCACCATCCTTGCGCCCAGAGAGAAGATCGGAGTTGAGAGCCTTGCGAAGCATCGGTTCTATATCCTCGAAGGAATAGTCTGAGATAAACTTTGCCACCATCTTCTTGCGGTCGGGAGTCATCTTTGAGATTGGCTTGACCTGCGTGCCAAGGAAGAGGCGATTGAAGAGTCTTAGCACTTCCGAGAACTGAACTTCCGGATCCAGCGACTTTTTTTCTTTTTCTTTTTTTTGTGTGTGGGTGTGGGCTTTCTCCTTTCTTTGTTTGTTTTCTTTTAAAGGGGTTTCAGGGGAAATGTTTTCTTTTATTTGTTTCTTTCCTCTTACTTCTGTGCCCTTACCCTTGCCCTTGTCTGTGCCCTCAACTTCGGCAGAATCTTCGGAATCACCTTTATTTAAAGGGGTTTCGGGATTGTTAATCTGTGCCCTAGACTGTGCCTTTTGGTGTGCCCCTTGTTTAGGGTGTGCCCTAGAGCGTGCCCCATCTTTGCCCTTAATCGTGCCCCTATCTGTGCCCTTGTTATCTTGAAGATACGCTGCACAATCTTGTGTATCAGTAACTTGCGAAGTTAAAATCTGTGCCCCTGATTGTGCCCCTATCTGTGCCCTAAAGAGTGCCCCATTCTGTGCCCCTAGTGGGTTTTGATAGGGTAGTATGCAGTGGGAGAGGGGATGTGAACTGTTAACATACACTATTGTTGAGGCTTTAGGGGAGCTGCATTTTGTGATGATTCGCTCCTGTATGAGAACATCGATGGCACAGCGGATAGACTTGACCGAGGTATGGAGCCGATCAGCCAACAGACGTAAGGAGAGCGTAGCAGCGGAAGCCTCATTGTGGGTGGCAGACAGGAGCACGTAGATGAGCACCTGTACCACCACCGGACGATGAAAGTAACGCCACTGCAGCAGCTCTGGAGTAAGAATGTAGCCATCTGTTTTCATTTGCTGTTTCTTTTATTTGGAATATAGAATTTACTATCTTATTTCTTTTCTTCTGCCTCAATAGCCCGGAATATCTTGTATGCCACCTGAGGGACCCATGCATTGCCGTAGGCCTTTATTGATTCTGCTCGCCATTTAGGGAAAGAAATGGTAAGGCGGTCCACATCAAAGGGAATCCCATCATTTCTTCTACATACAGGGGATTGAGTTGGAAAGTCTTTCCAGAAGTCTTCTTTTTGGGAGATGGAGAAGGTATCATTCCACTGATTGCCAATGCCGTAAGACTTTTTCCCATCTGAGAATTTGGGTTGAAGGTCTTTGTGAACTTTGTTGCTTCTGTGGCGCAAGGAGTCGGCAAGAGTCCTTGTATTGCGGCAAGAGCCAAGGTTGGACGTTCTGCAGCACCTGGAGAAGGACTTCTGTTTATTCTTCCACTTCCTTTGTCGGTTGCTGTTGGCGTAGGAAGGAGATCTAGAGGCATGAACTCTGTTTTTCCTTTCATATTGCAGCGTTTCAGCCCCTGTGTCTGCACGGTGGGCAACAATCCAGATGCGTTCTCTTTTGTGTGGTGCTCCGACACTGCAAGCTGGAATATTAAGCGGTTGGACGGAATATCCTGCTGCTTCAAGTTCTTGGCAGATTTTTTCGAGTGTGAACCTGCTTTCCTCTCTGTATATGTAATTCTCTTCGAAGAGATCGCCTGTGCGTCCCACTTTAGTCTCTTGGCCGGGCTCCACCATGGTTCGGATTCCAGCAACGTTTTCACCAACGATCCAAGTGGGCTTAATCTCCCGAATCGCTCGTAGCATCTGTGGCCAGAGATAGCGGTTATCGTCTTCTCCCTTTCTTCTGCCGGCAACGCTAAAAGGCTGGCATGGGAATCCTCCGGTGAGAACATCGACTTTTCCCTGCCACTGATGGAAGTCTGTTTTGGTAATGTCTTCATAACTTTCTGAATTTGGGAACCAGTATTGGAGCACCTTGCGAGGGAACTCTTGTATCTCGCAATGGAAGAGGTTCTGCCATCCCATCATGGATGCCGCGACCTCAGCACCACCGATTCCGCTGAATAAACTAGCGTGATTCATATTGCTTACTTTTGTTTCTGTTGTGTTCCAGGAGCCACTGTAGGTGAACAGTCTTAGAAGGATCACGAAAGAGGGATTTTGCCTTATCTATATCTGGATTCAGCATTATCTTCTTTTCTTTCTTTGCTGCTGCTCTTTTCTTCTGATAGTATCTGTGCTGGTACTCCTTCACCTTTTCGGGGTGATTCTTTCTCCAGCTCTTAGATTTTTCCAGCAATTTTTCTTTGTTGCGCTGATAGTATCTCTGATAATATCCAGTGCCGTTGGCTCGTTTCTTGGCTGCATTTTCCCGATATAGCTTTTTCTTTTCGGGATGATCCTTGATGTATTTGCGAGAATAGGCGAGCATTTTATCACGATGCTTAAGATAGTATTCTCGCTGCCTGGCTAAGCGGTCTGACTTTGCTTTTTCTGATTCCATAATGATTGAAATTATATAAAAACCACATTTCTGTTTACCTAAAATGGGTCAGCGGTGAATGCCATTTTCTCATTACCTTCGTATTTAATGCATTGGACAAAGTCACCTACCTGCCCGGTAGGCAATAGCAAAGCGTTGTACATGTATGGGGAATGATCACCTATACGTGTTCGTACAAAGATTGCTGGTCTCCATTTAAGTTCATCAAGGTTGCGCACAAGAACCTTATCGAAGGTTCTGAATGATAGCCGTTCCTTGTTCTGTTCCATATTGTCATCCAACTCTTTAAGTGCCTTGTCTAAATTATTGCGAGCCATTTGACAAAACCTTACAGTAAGTAATTCGTCAGATAACTGTTCTTTGGCACGTTTAATATACTCAATAGCTTTATTTTTGCTCATTTCTTTTCTCCTCCAGTTCTTTTTTTCTTTTGTTCATTGCCTCTTGTTGCTCTTGCTGCAACCTTTTTAGATTGTCCATTCTGTTACGAAAACTCTCTCGACTCTTTTTGATTTCGTGTTTTACGTAAAAAAACGAGAAAACGATACTGAAAACCATCCATACAAGATATAGCAAAATTGGTGAAATAACCAATAGCCATGACCAGTGAATAGCACCACATAACTTCATAACAATAAACGCAACTTGAATTAAAGTTGCAAACAATTTAAATTCTTTCATATTCTCTTCTTTTATATCCTTTGCAGGATGGTTAGTTTATCTATTTTATTCACATGGCAGTTTCTTCTGATGCTCCACGTATCTTTTGTGCTTAAGGCAAAACTTGCCATTGATGCAGTTACGCCCATCATGGCAGAGGAGGCACTTGCGAGCTGCATAGCTCTTACTTCTGGAATCGCTCATAATAGTAAGTTACTATCTGATGCTCGGTAGGCTGGAAGCCATTACGAGTGGTAAGAGTATCTACTATCTCATCATAGGTGCTCTGAGGCATCTGTGAAATGAGGTTCTCATCATGAATGCCCTGAGAGAGTTTACTGAGGCAAAGCCATCCAAGGACTAGCCAGATGGCAATGCAGAAGAAGATCTTAATTGTTTTCATAACTTTATCTTTTTATATTGTTTATATTTGCGGTAGGTAAAGGGATTCGAACCCCGTGCCCGGCTGCTTAGTCCTTCTTCGCAGTCTTTTTTGATAAACACCCAGAACTAAGTAATTTAAACGTTATAACTTGAACATCGCCCCCAATGGGCAAAGCAACTGTTACCTACCATAGTTTCGCATAATTTGTACTAATCAATATCAGCCTTATATCTATCCTAAAAGTAAAATCTTATTTGGGACACAAATAGTCTTGAACTTTGGAGGCACAGGCTTCCAGCTCTGATACTTTGTATTCGTGGCGAGTAATCTTGCCATTACTGCCTCTTGCGAAATCCTTAACCTTTCCTTCACGTTTCCATCGCTCAACGTTTTTTCTTCCGTAGATGTCGTATGCCTTGGCTTGTGTGAGGAACGGACGTTTACCCACAGCCTTGCAGACTTCTTCCTTCACAACGTTACGTATGGCTGACAGAAATGTATCAAAGGATAGCATCTTATCTGCAAACTGGATTTGTACTACTTCGTTCATGACTATTGTTTTTATTTTGTTCTTGTAACTGTGATGATCTCTTTCTCCCGGTTGATTTTGGTTTTGAACTTACGACAGTAAATTACACCTAATTCAGAGCAGGTTGTCTTGATCGTTCTCATTCTTCTGATAGGGAATGAAATTGATTTACCCAGCTCCAGTTCTCTGATCTGAGGTCTGAGTGGTACTTTTTCTTCTGACATATTGCTTGATTTTAATTATTATTATTTTACTAGTTTGAAATCGTAAACGAAAACGAGAGGATTGTTGTCCCAATGGAGGTGAAGCTTGCAGCTAAGCATCTTGTATGCTTCAATAGGAGTTCTGTACCACCATTTCTTCTCAAAGCTATCATTTGTGGCATCGTATGAATAAGCATCATCAATTCCATCGATGTGGCTACAGAAGATTCCTTCCTTCATGCAGTCATCGGTGCTGATGTAGTGTAGTCTTTCACACCGAATGTCAGTTATCTTGATTTGATGAGGCATCAAACTCGACTTCACAAACATCTTGTTTAACCATCCTATGGAAAGCCCTGGCATTTTATTGTTAAACGGAATATCGCTGTATCTTTGGGCTACTGCTACGACTTCACCTATTTTATAAGTGGACTTTGCCACAATCTCATTGCCATCATTGATGGCGAGCTTGCCTTTGTCTTTTCCTTCCGTACAGAAACCGCAGCTACGGATATGCTTGAAAGTCTTTTCGTAAGCGATTCTTCTGGTTTGAGTCTTGCGACCATCTAGAACAGCTTCGGTGAGACCGTACTGGTCATTGAACATTATCTTTTTCATATGCTTTGTTTCGTTTGTTGTTTCAAAACATTATTCTGAATGGTTTGCCTTTCAAAGACGGTCTCTTATCGAGAACAAACTTTATTAACGCCTCGTATCTAATTGCGAACAATGGACAATACATGTATTTCAGTGTGCATACAAATCTGTTATTGAGCATAATATCGAGGAATAGAGCTTTATTCTTTTTCATTTTTGCCTCCTTCCTCTATGGTAGGAACTAAGTCCTTGATGTAAGCCCAGTAAGCGAAGCGGAATTGTTTGCGGATGATTACGCTCCATTTCATCTTATTGCTAATGTTGAAAGCATCACCAATCTTATGCAACAGGCATTTTTCAAAGTCTATAAGAACCGGATGAGTGAAGTCTTTGGAAACACCAATGATAATGGTGTGCAAATTTTCCGGAACTTCCTTTGCTTTATGCCATGATTGGCTGAGGCTGATGTATTCCACCTCATTTTCTAAACACCAAGGGTACAAATCTTTCGGCTTCTTGTTCTTGTGCCCAATCCAATATTCTTCATATGAAACATTTCCTACGGACATTAAGCCTGAGTCGTGTATCAAAGAATTTGTTTGAACCCATAACCTTTTAGGCGCATCGGGAACTTTTTTATCTTCATTTTTCATTTTTCTTCAAATTTATTTGGTACTTATTTATTTATTTACTAACTTTACGGTGCAAAAGTACAATAAACTTTTTGAAAGTGTATGGTTTAGTGGGCATTATTAGTATATATTAACCCACTTTGTTGAACATTTAAAGGATTTTAATATGAATGTGCAAAGAATAGTGGACATTATAACGTCCAACAAACTTAGCAAAATTGATATTGCTTCTAGGATGAAGGTTAGTCGAACTACGTTGGATAACCTTCTGAACGGTGCTGATGTGAAGGTTAGTACAGTTGAAAACCTTGCTGAAGTCCTTGGTGTAGATGTTGCTGAGTTTTTTAGTTCAGATAAGAAAACGCCTTCTTTAGCTAACAGCAGTAATGTGGCTGATATGAATGAACTGGAGAGAGAAGTGATAGCCCTTCGTGCAGAAAATAAGGTACTCAGAGAGATCCAGGGACTTTCTGAAAGAAATCAGGTACATGTAGGATAATAAAAATGTCGCGATATGGGGTTTACTGAAGATGATTTAGGAAAAACATTTGAGAAAACAAAATCTAAGAAAACAGAAAAATTAGATACAACAAAATATCTTAATTATTTTCAGTTCTCTTGTTTTAGGTTCTTTAGCTATTGGGGTTTAAAGTTTCTTAAGAGAGACTTGATAGACTATCGGGTCGTTCGATGGAAAGTTGAGCATAATATAGGTTTAACCGATATGGAGATGTTTTTGGCAAAAATTGATCTTACCAAACTTAAAGAACGGAAAGTTTATTTTATTGATTATGTTAGTAAGTGGGGAACATCATTATTGGACACGGATTATTTAAGTAAAAATGAATTTACGATAAGTATCTATGCTTCCAAATTTAATAATGAAATACAAAGAGGCAAACGTTATTTAAAACTATCCGTGTTCATCTTTTGTGTTAGCGTGTTAATGCTAGGCTACTCAATAGGCAGGTTGTCTTCGTCTTCTAGTAATGTTGAGGCTGATAGCTTTAAAACAGAGGTAACAGCAGGAGGCAACGTATATGTATCAGACAGTCCAGGATCTAAGCGATACCACAAGGACAGAAATTGTCCAGCTCTTAAGAGATCTACAGGCAAGATAACTGCTACAGATGAGGCTAAAGCCATTGATCAAGGAAAAACTTTATGTGGCTGGTGCGGTAAATGATATAGTTAAATTTCAAATGGATTAAGATATGAAGAAGATTTTATTTGTTCTTTCAATGTTTCTTTTGAGTGTTCCGGTAATGGCACAGAAAACATTTGAGAAGTATACTGTTGGTTATGAATCAGGAAATAAAGGTATACAGGTTGATGGTGATGATGGTGTAATAGTTGTTGTCTCTAAAAAAGATGATAGAAAGATAACCAAACATCAGGAATTTTATGTTTCGATTATTAACCAGAGTCAGAATAGATTTAACTTTGACCCATCAAAAATACAAGTTGAGGCTATTAACAAGAATAAGACTGAGTCTTGCGAAGTGTACACTTGTGATGAATGGGTAAAGAAAGAAAAGACAAGGATTCTTTTATGGGGTCCAAATAATGTAGAGGAGCAGTCTGTAAGCACTAATGTTAAAGGAGCTGATGGTAAGACTACAACCATCGAAACTAAAGCCCAGGTTGTAACCAACGCTAATGATGAGGCTAGGGCACAAGCAGAGGCAAGTATTAATAGCAGATACTTCAAGCGTGTAACTATCAATGCCGGTCAAATGCGTTATGGTATGGTTGTGGCAAAGAATCCAAAGGCTCAGAACTTGATAGTGAAGGTTCCTGTTAATGGAAACATTTATATCTTTGATTTATCAAAAGAATAATGATCCTTTGTGTTAGTGAACAGAAAACTTGTTCAAGTTTAAGATATAGTATAGTATAATTTAGTAATAAACAATGTTAGTATTGTTCTAGTAGAATTTAATTAATACGTATAAATAAAGTAATTATGAAA